AAGTTTTTATATTTCATCTAATATTTTTGAAGTTAATTTAGTTAATAGTAATGCTATTATAGAAATTACTAGTTTTTATATATCATCAAATGTATTACAAACACAAAATTATATTAATAGTAATAGCATTGATGATATTATATCTTTTTATATAAATTCTAATGTTTTACAAACACAAAATTTAATTAATAGTAATTCAATTCAAGATTTATTATCATTTTATATTTCTTCTAATAATTTAAATGATCAAAAATATATTAATAGTAATTCTATTACTGATGTTTTAACAGCGTATTTTAATGTATTAGATCAAAATACTGATATTATTATTGAAGGTTCTAAAAATAAATTTATTGTTAATGATATTTATAATAATAATTTAACTGTTATTGGTGATTTAACTACTTCTAATTTATATGTTATTGGTGATACTACTACTTTAAATACTACTACTTATGAAACTGAACAATTACAAGTTTCTAATAATGGTACTCATACTACTTTAATAGTAACACAATCTGGAAATACTAATGATGTTGTACATTTTTATAATAATAATACTTCTATTGCTTTATTAATTAATAGTAATGGACATGTTGGTATAAATACTGTAAAACCAAATTATAATTTAGATGTAAATGGTATAATAAATGCTATTGATATAATAGGTTCTGGTTCTAATATAATTGATATAAAATGGACAAATTTAATAGATGTACCTACTATATTTATAACAAGTAATGTATTACAAGAACAAAATTATATTAATAGTAATTCAATTCAAGATATTACATCATTTATAATATCATCAAATAATCTAAGTGATCAAAAATATATTAATAGTAATTCTATTCAAGATATTGTAAATTTTTATATATCTTCTAATTTATTACAAATTCAAAATTATATTAATAGCAATTCAATCGAAGATATTATGAGTTTTTTAATTTCTTCTAATAATTTATTTGATCAACAATATATTAATAGTAATTCTATTCAAAATATTATAGATTTTTTTATTAGTTCTAATGTATTATCTAATCAAAATTATATTAATAGTAATTCAATTGATGATATTGTTAATTTTTATGTAAGTTCTAATGTTTTATCTAATATTACTTTAAATTATGGTTTTATTAATTCAAATAATGCTTTTGATTATTTTAGTAATTTAGGATTTGATACTATATCACAACGAGATTATACTATTTCTTCTTTATTATCTAATGTTTATGAAACACCTTTAAATATTAATAATAATACAATTAGTTTATTAATTGATAATACTAAATTATATGTTAATAATTTTGATCAATTAACTATATCTCCTAATATTGAAGTTATTGATAATAATGTTTCATTTAAATTTGAATTACAACAAGGATATTTAAATTATCCTGATATTTGGTATTTTCAAATTAAAATTTCAGAATTTGCTAAGTCTTTTATTATTGATAATATACAATATAATATTTTTAATTTAACTTCATGGTCTGATACTGATATTGATGTTATATATAATTGTTTTGTAATTATATCTAATCAAAATTCAGGTTCTAAAAAAATTAAAAATAGTACTATTAATGATGGTGCGCCTATTGATTTAGGCGATGGTACATTTACTACAGAAGGATGGCAATTAGATAATAATACAGAATATATGTTATGGTTTTCACCTTCTCATAAAATTATTTATAATATTTTAGTTGATACTTTTCATACTACTAGTAATAATATTACACAGATTATTAATACTAATGATAATATAACTAATTTTTTAGGTAAATTTACTATTATTAATAATCAAATTGATAATATTAATAATAATATTATCAGATTATTAAATAATTTTGATGCTTTACAATATTTATATATTAATAGTAATACTGTTATTGATATTACATCATTTTTTATATCCTCTAATAATCTTATTGATCAAAATTATATTAATAGTAATTCTATCCAAGATATTACATCATTCTTTATATCCTCTAATAATCTTATTGATCAAAATTATATTAATAGTAATTCTATCCAAGATATTACATCATTCTTTATATCCTCTAATAATTTAAATAATATTTTAAATAATATTCAAAATACTGATATTATTATTGAAGGTTCTAAAAATAAATTTATTATTGATAATACTTATAATAATAATTTAACTGTTATTGGGGATTTAACTACTTCTAATTTATATGTTATTGGTGATACTACTACTTTAAATACTACTACTTATGAAACTGAACAATTACAGGTTTCTAATAATAATACTCATACTTCTTTAATAGTTACACAATCTGGAAATAATAATGATGTTGTACATTTTTATAATAATAATACTTCTATTGCTTTATTAATTAATAGTAATGGACATGTTGGTATAAATACTGTAAATCCAAATTATAATTTAGATGTAAATGGTACTATTAATGCGATTGATATAATAGGTTCTGGATCTAATATAACTAATATTAATTGGAATAATATTATTGATAAACCATTTGATTTTATTAATAGTAATTCAGTTTCATTAAATTATATTTCTAGTAATCAATTATATTCACAAGAGTTTATTAATAGTAATTCAGTTTCATTAAATTATATTTCTAGTAATCAATTATATTCACAAGAGTTTATTAATAGTAATTCAGTAAATAATTTAGTTAAATCATTAATGAATAATACAACAACATCAACTATTATATCATCATCAGGGACTTTATGGAATTCAAATTTAATATTTAATGATTATATTGGTAATAATTCTATATATTTAAATACTTATAATTTTTTATATTTTAATAGTAATCTTACAAATTCTTTAAGTAATATTGAAGGTAATTATAATATTACTTATAATAATGGTACTGCATTATTAACAAGTAATAATATTAATTATCAATATATATATGATACTAATAATGATATAATTAATCCAATAGTATGGTATAAATTTGATAATAATAATTTAACATTAGATTCAAGTATTAATAATAATACATTAAATATTATTGGAACAGGAGGTACTTATAGTAGTCTTATGTATATGAGAGGAAACGGATCTGTATATTTTACAGGTTCTGCTAATTATTATAGAACACCTACATTAAATAAAAATGTACCTTTAACATTTAGTTTTTGGTTTAAAATTCCAAGTGCGTCTATAAATACTTATGATACTTTATGTTCATATGGTGATACAGCCAATAATTTACCATCTATACAATTTGATTATAATGCAAATTCTGATAATAAAATAGGCGTTGCTATTGCATTAAATACTACATGGAATGTTAATATTACAACTACAAATATTATTATAGCAGATATTTGGTATTTTTTAACATTAACATTAACTAATACAAATCCTGTAAATGCATCATTATATATAAATGGTATATTAAATTCATCTGCAAATGGATCTACTGGTGTTACATTAAAAAATTATAATACATTTTGTATAGGTTATTCTGGAGACGGTGTTAGAGGTTCATATGCAAATATGGACGATATAAGAATATATAATACTGTTTTAACATTATCACAAATTAATCAATTATACCATAATACAATATATTACGATAATTCTTATCCAAATTTATATGATTCTAATAATACACTAATTAATCCAATAGCATGGTATAAATTTGATACTGTATTAACAACAGATTCTGGTGGTAATAATTATACATTAACCGCAAATAGTAGTCCTACTACTATAACTGGAATAAAAGGTGTTACATCATTAAATTTAAATGGTTCTCAATCATTATCAATAACTACTGGTGGATTTAATTTAAATAATATGAGTTTTAGTATAAGTGTATGGCTATATCCTAAATCATCTACATGTTATGCTTTTGGATTAGGTTCTAGTTTAAATAATAGACAATCATTATTTCTTGGTATGAATAATAATAATTGGTATTTTGGATTTTATGGCGATGATGCAACTTCTTTTAATTCTTATTCTTTAGATTTAAATACGTGGGTACATATTGTTTGTACTTATAATATTACTAATAATATTAGAATAATATATAGAAATGGATATCCAATTAACTTAAATAGTTATATTTCGGGAGGTGCATTAAATACTAATAATACTTTATATATTGGTTGCTTACATAATAGTACTTATTATTGGAATGGATATATTGATGATTTAAGATTTTATCAAAATATTATATTAACACAATCGCAAGTAAATGAATTATATACTGGTAGATTTACTATAACTAATAAATTATTATTAAATTATAATGGTAATACAAATTTGGGTATAAATAATAATATTGATACATTAAATGTAAATGGTAATATCAATAGTCCTAATTTTTCATGTTTTCAAATAATAAATTATAATAGTTGTATATGGACCAGTGGATTACAAAGTTCTTATTTTAATGTTGGTAATGGTACTAAATATTTTACAGCAAATTTTTCATTATATGTAGTAGGTAGTCATGGAAATTTTTATGTATATTATAAATTATATAATAATAATGGTTTATTATTAACAACTATTGTTCAAAATATTTTTTTTAATTTATTATCAAACCATACTGGATTTTCATATACATTTATTCTACAAAATACAATAATGCCAGCAGGTACTTATTATTTTAATATTAGTTGTCCTAGTACAACAAGTGATTATAATGATTATATTCAATTATCTTTAATTAATTTTCCTTTTTATTAGTAAATATGAATATAAGAAAATGGAAAATTTATAATATGGCTATATTTGATTATGTTGCAACATTTATAATAGTATTTTTAATACATTTATATATGTGGTTAAATCCTATTTTTATGTCTAATGATAATAAAAATAAAAGAAATTATATACAATATTTTGTATCATTATTGTTATTATATATCGCATTTATTGGATTTGCTGTTATTTTACATTATTTATTTAATATAAAATCAGCATTATCTGCTTATTTAGGATTTAATGATATGCCTGATAAAAATAGATAATTTAATACTGAGAGTACATTTCTTAAATTTTGAAAAAAAAATAAAATTTACTTTAAAGTAAAAAATAAAAAAAATTGAAAAATTATAAAATGTACTCTTCCTTATAAAACAAGAAAAATAATAATGGTAATATAGAATAAGATTATATGAATTATATATTTATATTAGATTTAGATGGTACTGTAATTGGTAATTGTATATTTCAATGTGAAATATACAATATAGAAAATATATTAAAAAAAAATGCAATAAAATGTAATTATAGTAATTTATTAAATAAAGCATATCATGAAAAATCTAAATTATTAAGACCGTATTTTTTATATTTTTATAATACAATAAAATCTAAATTTCCAAATAGTTATTTTTATGTATATACCGCGTCAGATAAAAAATGGGCTTTAAAAGAAATTAATATAATTGAAAAACAAAATAATATTAAATTTAATAGACCAATATTTACAAGAAATAATTGTATTTTAGCATCAGATGGTACTTATAAAAAATCTATTAAAAAAATATTAAAAAAAAAAATAAATAATTCGCAAATAATAGTAATAGATAATAATAGTGTATATATTGATTTTACTGATAATTTAATTATATGTCCAACATATAATTATAAATTTTTTCATAATTTATGGGATTTATTTCCATCTAATTGTATTAATAATAAAAATATTCAATTTTACATTGAACGCTTAATTAAAAATAATATTTTATGTCCTTTTAATAATAATAGTATAAATATTAAATATAAAACAGAAGCATATAAATGGTTATATAATATATGTTTAAATATTAAAAATGATAATAAACATATAAATGATGATTTTTGGAAAAAAATAACAGATTATATAGTAAATAATAATATAACATCTTTTAATAAAAATTCAATTAAATCTATAAAATCTAATTTGTTATTATCTTAATTTTATTAAATACAATAAGTTTTATTTAACCAATAATATAACCAAAATAATGGTCCTAAAAATATAGATAATAATAATCCTATTATTTTTTCACTTATAGAACTATTATATCCAAAACATACCAATGACATTATAAAAGCAGAAATGCCTAATATAATCCATATTATTATAAAAAAAAATAATAATATGGATATTGTTAAATCACCACTATTATTACGTTTATTCATATTCTAATAAACTTATATATTATAATTCAAAATAATATATAATCATTAAATACGCGTCGCTAATATCATCTTTTTTACTTAATCCATTATAATATTTTAAAATATTATCATTATGATATTTATTTTCTAATAACCATTTTGTAAATAATATTGAATCTATTTTATTTTGATTATATTTATTTGTTTTTATAATTTCATTATTTACATAATGATCTTTATATTTGTTTATTAAATTTAATTTATGTTTTGCTGATAAATATAATGTTTGTATATCTAATCCTTCGTGTTTTTGTAATATTTTATAATATGTATTTATTGTTGTTTGAATACTTCTCATTATAGAAGTCATTTGTGATTCTATTAATATTACCAATGGTATATTAATTTCTATTTTACTAGTAATATCATCTAATAAATCAATAACAATATCAATAATATCTTGAATATTTTTTTTATTACAATTTAAATTTACTTTTTGTAATTCTATAATTTCTAATTTATTATTTTTTATCAATGATATGCAATAAGCAAAATTAGTTATTCCAATATCAAATGATATTAAATATTTATTATTCATTTAATTAATATCTTTATATAATCTTAAATATTTTTTTTTCTAATGATTTTCTAATAAAAAAAGAGAAATGAATGATAAAATTAAAAAAAGAGGAGTAGTATTTACGCCTATAAAAATTATTAAATTTATGACATCATATATTGATAATAATAATAAAAAAAAAATATTAGAACCATCGTGTGGTATGGGATTTTTTATTGATAATATTGATAAAAAACATGATATAACTTGTATAGATATAAATAAAAAATATATATCATATTGTTCAAATAAATTTAAAAATATAAAATGTATATTACAAAATTTTATAGATTATAAAACAAATGATAAATTTGATTATATAATAGGAAATCCGCCATATGTAAAAATTCAAAATATTAATAATACAGATTTAATAAAAATGAAAAAAAAATATCCTGAATTTATGAATGGTAATACAAATATGTATATTTATTTTATTATTAAATGTTTTAATTTATTAAATAATAATGGTAAATTAATATTTATAGTACCAAATACATGGTTATATAATAAAAGTTTTGCATTTTTTAAAAATTATATTTTTAAAAATAGATATTTAGAATTATTAATAGATTTTAAATATTTACAGATTTTTGATAATGTATCAACCTATACATCAATAATAATATTATCTAAAAATAAAAATTATTTTTATTATTATTCTGATAATATTATTTCAAATAAATTTATTAAAAAATATTACAATAATGATAAAATATCTAATAAAATAACATTATTAGATATAATGTCACCAAAAATTGGTATAATGACATTAAAAGATAATGTTTTTATTATAAAAAAATATAAAATTATAAATAATCAAGTTATTTTTACAAAAAATAATAAAGAATATATTATTGAAAAAAATTCTTGTAAAAATATTTTAAAAGTTTCTAAAAATAAAATTTATTTAATTATATATCCTTATGATAATAATACTAAAATTTTAAATAATTTACAACAAATTTATCCATTAACATATAAATATTTATTAGAATATAAAAAAGAATTAGATAATAGAGAAAATGGTAATGGTAAATATAAATATTGGTATTCTTATGGTAGAACACAATCATTAAAAATAATTAAAGGTAAAAGATTATTTATATCAACAATTGTAAAAAATATAAAAGATTTTTTAATTGAGAAAAATGTTGAATTATATTATTCTGGATTATGGATTAAACCTAAAGATAAATATAAATTAGATTATATAAAAAATAAATTAATAAATAATGATAAAAAAATATTACAAATATCTAATAATAAATCTAATAACTGGTATGGATTAAGTGTAAATTCATTTAAAATAAATATTTAAGATATTGTAAATGAATCAAAATGTTTTTTATTTATATATTTTTCTATTATATTTTCTAATACTTTTATACAAAAATTATGTAAATTTGTAATAAAATTATAATTATTATCTATTTCTATTATTGGTTCTTCTTTATTAATTAAATCATTTATATATTTATTAATATCTATATCTTTTATATTATTTGGATGTATTAGATCAATATTATTATTTAATATTGTAATAGATATAAAATCTGGTAATAAAGTATGTTTATCTTTATTTTTTATAATATAATTATTTAATTTATTATATTTATCAAATTTTATATTTTCATTTTTTTTAATATTATTTTTATTATCATAATATGGTATTTTATTAAATATAAATATAGGATGCCAAAATATTCTTTTACTTTTAACTGCTTTTAAATTTACACTTTCGCCAATCATTGTTTCTAAATAATTTATATTATTTTGCGAGTAATTACTCATTATAAATTTTACACTAATTATACCAATATTATGTGATTTATATTTTATTGTTATATCTACATTTTTATTATATAATAAACCATTTACTTTTATTTCTTTTATTGGATGTGAATATATTGATATATCTTTATAAATTTCACTATTTAATTCTTTTAATTTATAAGCAACTATACAATTTATAAATGAATGTAATATATTTAATTTTGTACTACTTCTTGGGCCGTTTTCATAAAATTTTATTATACTATTTTTTAACATTATAAATATTTCATCATTATTATAATTATATTTATTTAAACAATTATAATTTTTTCTATTTGATAGTTCTTTTGATGATGGTTCTTTTAATGATGGTTCTTTTAATTTTACATTATAAGTTTTTATTTTTTTTTCAATAATTTTTATTTTAGCTTTATTAGTTTCTAATTGTAGATTATATAATGCTAAATTTAATCTTTTTTTCCATAATTCTTTATTTATCATCTATAAAGTTAAATTATTTTATTTACAAATCCTAGTTTTAATGCTTTTTTTGCTGTTAAATATAAATCTTTTTTTAATAAATCATTTAATTTTATACTACTAATTGTTGTATTTGATTTATATAATTTTTTAACTCTTATCATAAATTTTTTAGTATTTAAATATTCATCTGTAACATTACTATAAGTCATCATAGTATCTTTAAAAAATGTTCTTAATTCATGTATTAATATGTATGAATTTTTTGTTATAAATCGTTTTTTACCAGCTAATAAAATTATACTTGCCATAGATGACGCATGACCTTCAACTATTACATAAATATCCTTTTTTGATAATCTAATACAATCAAAAATTGCTAATCCATCTAAAAAATTACCACCATTTGAATTTATATGTAAATATAGTATATATTTACTATCAGTATCATCATTTGTATCATAAATATAAGTATTATCTAAACTTTTATGAATTTTAATTTTAGAAACATTTAATTCATTAATTATTTTAATTAATTGGACTGTTGAATATTCATTTATATCACTATAAAAATATATATGATTATTTATTACTTGTATTAAATCTTTTTTTGTATCATCATCACTCATCTTAAATTATATATTATTATATTTTAAATCTTATATATCATTTTTTTTATTTTTTAGATTTTTAAATTATACTCTTAGTATTAATATAATAAGGAATATATTTTTATTGTAATATAATGTATAGTAAAATTATATCATTTATATTTATTGTAAATGGTATATATGATATATTATGTGCTATTAGTATATTATGGTTAAATAATTATTTATCTAATATTCATTTAAATATTTTTAAAAATAAAAAAATATCTAAAAATTTAGTAATTCGTAGATTATTATCTTATTGGATTTTTACTTATGGAATTGTAAGATTATTTGCAGGATTTTATTATAATTTTATTCTTAATATTTTAGCATCTTTAACTTATTTTATTGAAGCATTTTGTTTTAAATATGAAAATTATATTAGTAATAATATGATATCATATAAAGTAAATTTTGTTTCAATATTTTCTATAATACTTGGTATATTTACAATAATTAAATCATTTATATAATATTAAATTTAATACTGAGAGTACATTTTATTATTTTTCAATTTTTTTTATTTTTTACTTTAAAGTAAATTATATTTTTTTTTGAAATTTTGTAAAATGTACTCTCAGTATTAATTTATAAAGGAATAAATTTGTATTAATTATTTACTATTAATAAAAAAAATGATGATTATTTAGTATTAATATTTATCCTATTAAATTACGATCACCTGCGATTATGACTACTACTGCTGATTTGCGTGAATTGATTGACGATATTGAAGACTATTTGTATCACGGAAGTGTACAGGATAATTTAGATTACAGACATATACATAATATTTGTTTGAATGATGAAGAACGTTATTATGATAACCCTATTATTGACGATGGGGTTGATGGATTGCGATTTTCTTATTATATTTCAAGAAAACAATATTGTTATAATTGTTTAATTGTTATTGAAAATAACGACATTGTTTTTAAAGTTATTACATCGGATGAAGATGAAGTAATATATAAAGAATTTAAAGGAATAAAAGATTTCTGGGATATTTTCGATATTTTAACAACTCGTGTATATCATTTGAGATGGTTTTATGATGAAAACGGCGTTTGGACATGTGAAGATACTCGTCCTGAAAAAATTCAAGAACAATTAGAAAAAGACATTAAAGAAATTGAAAATGAATTGTATGATATTGAGACCAATATTTTAAATTAAAAAAAACAAAAAAAACGCCAAAATTAATTTTTTGGCGTTTATATTATAATAAATTAATTTTGATGTTTTATAATATATAAATGAATACAATTTATATTATAAATTGGTATGGTAGATTAGGTAATAATATTATTCAATTATTAAATGGTATAACTTTTGGATTACAAAATAATTTTAATAAAATTATATTTCCTTATCATGATTTTTTAAATAATAATGAAATAATATTTGATATAAATAATTATCAAAAAAAAGATTTAATAGCATCTTATGAAAATGATTTTTTTGATTTAGCAATTAATAATATAATTAAGTATAATATAAATATTAAAGAATTATTTAATAAATATATTAAACCAATAATAAGAGATATAAATTATAATTATAATAATAATTATGATTTAACAATATATTTAAGAAGTGGTGATATATTTGAAAATATAGAAATAGAATATGTACAACCACCATTAAGTTATTATGAAGAAATAATAAAAAGAGAAAATACAAATAATATAATATTAATATCAGAAGATTTAAATAATCCAATAACAAAATATTATAATAATTATTATAAATATACTAAAAATGATTTTATAACAGATATAAATTATTTAATAAATTCAAAAGTAGTTGTATTAGGTTATAGTACATTTTGTTATTTTTTTATATTATTATTAAATGATAAAATAAAAAAAATATATACAGCTGATTATATATATAATCAATTTAAAGATAAATTTAAAATTGATTTAAAGGATTTAATAAATGAAAATCAAGAAATAATAATAATAAAATTAGATAATAATTATTATAAAATAGGTTCAGAACAATTAAACATTAAAAAATATGATTTTATGTTTAATTTTTAATTTATATATAAATGAATTAAATATAAATTAACTATATAAATGAATACTATATATATAGTTAATTGGTATGGTAGATTAGGTAATAATATTATACAATTATTAAATGGTATAACTTTTGGATTACAAAATAATTTTAATAAAATTATATTTCCTTATCATGAATTTTTTAATAATAATGAAATAATATTTGATACAAATAATTATCCAGAAAGAAATATAATAGCAACATATGAAAATGATTTTTATTATTTAGCAATTAAAAATATTATAAAATATAATATAAATATTAAAGAATTATTTAATAAATATATTAAACCAATAATAAGAGATATAAATTATAATTATAATAATAATTATGATTTAACAATATATTTAAGAAGTGGTGATATATTTAAAGGAAATTATAATAATGAATATGTACAACCGCCTTTAAGTTATTATGAAGAAATAATAAAAAGAGAAAATACAAATAATATAATACTAATAACTGAAGAACTAAATAATCCAACAGCAAAATATTATAATGAAATTAATAATTATAAATGGAATAAAAATGATATCAAGACTGATATAAATTATTTAATAAATTCAAAAGTAGTTGTATTAGGATTAAGTATATTTTGTTTAATATTTATTTTATTAAGTAATAAAATAAAAAAAATATATGTTGCTGATTATATATATAAACGATATAAAGAAAATTGGAAAATTGATTTAAAAGATATAATAAATAAAAATCAAGAATTAATAATAATAAAATTAGATGATAATTATGAAAAAATAGGGTCAGAACAATTAAAACTAAATAATTATGATTTTATGTTAAATTTATGTAATAAACATAAATTATATATATATAATTATACGATTATACCAATATTATATTTATCTATAAATAATAATTTATTAAATTTTATAAATCAATAGTGAGAGTACATTTTACAAAATTTCAAAAATAAAAATAATTTACTTTAAAGTAAAAAATAAAAAAATTAAAAAAACCTAAAATGTACTTTTCCTTTTAATTCTTTAATATTTAGAAGAGTAGCAAGATGTATTATAATACATCTTAATGTTATTTAATGTATTAAGATATATTATATAAATGATATATCTTAATGCTATATAATATATTCCTTATCAATTTAATACTGAGAGTACATTTTACAAAATTTCAAAAATAAAAATAATTTACTTTAAAGTAAAAAATAAAAAAATTAAAAAAACCTAAAATGTACTCTTCCTTATAATTTTTATAAATTTACATTTAATTCATGTTCATAACATAAATTATGAATATATAATTGTTCTGTTCTACCAACTCTTTGTGCTCTACCAACAGCTTGTTGTTTATCAAGTCCCATTGAATGAAAAATAATAACATCAGTAGCAAAATTAATATCAATACCACTACCAGCATATTGTGTATTTAATAAAATAATATTAATATCACCGTTTTTAAATTTATTTAAAGTATTCATCATTTGAGAAGTAGAACCTTTTAATAAATCAAATTTAATATTATTATCATTCATTTTAATTTTAATTTTTTCAAAACCATTATCAATTCTACTAAAAACTAAAAATTTACCATTTGGTTTATTTTTAATAATATTAATAAAAGTATCTTCTTTACTAAATAATTCTTGTTTAATTTCAACATTTTCATTTTCATTATTATTAATAGCAATCATATTAGATGGACTAATTATTTTTCTACACGTTGGACAATTACCACTTTTTGTACTTTTTAACCAATTAAATAAACAACCACCACAATAAACGTGAGTACATTCTAATATAATCGGCATATTATAAAAATCCATACAAATAGCGCATTGTTTTGTAGATAATTCGGATATTCTTTCTTTTAAATCATTAATTTTTTGTTTTTGTATATCAATTTCAGTATTAATATTTTTAATTCTTAAAGTTTTACTTTCAGGCGTAATATCTAAATTATTAATATATTCTTTTTCAATTTCTTTATTAGATAATTCTCTATTTAATTCTTTACATACAAGTTCAATTATATTACTTTCAGTTTCATTTTTACCACCTAATTCTTTAATAGCGCCAGAAATATCATTAGCATTTATTTTTTCTAAAATAGAAGGATTAATAAATTTTCTAATAGCAGAAATATCATTTGCTAATTTACATGTATAATATTGTTCAATTGGTGCAGGTATTTTAAAACTATTTTTAATATATTTAACATTGTTTTTTATTAACATAAAATTAATATAATCATCAGTTATATAATCTTTTAATGTATATGCTAATGAATTACAACTAATATTATATAATTTTCTTGGTATTTCAGTATATGTACCACTAATTAACCATAAATAATAATATTTAAATAATGGTATTTTAGATATAATATCATGAGCCTCATCAATCATAATTCTTTTCCAATTTTTAATAAAAGAAACATTATTAGAATTTGTATAAAAATCCAATAATATTTTTAAAGTAGTATTTTTAATTAATACTACATCATAAGAATTAAAATAATCATATATTTCTTTAACATTATTTCCATTATATATTGGTAAATATTTTTTAATAAATATTAAATTATCTATTGCTAAATATTTTAAATTTGTATGTTTTTTAATAGTATTTTCCCATTGTAAATATACCGGACCTCTTGGTACTATAATTAATGTACTATTTATCATATTATTTTGAATATTTGGTAAAATATAATTATTATAAGAAATACTAAAATAACTATATCCTATTGAACTATTATAACTTTTTATACAATTTTCATTTATGTGTATATTTTCTAATTTATTGTCTGCTACTATTGATAATGCTACTAATGTTTTACCATAACCTACTATATCACCAATAATTCCAATATTACCTGATATACTTATATTACTATTATGAAATAAATCTGTATTATTTATATTATAATTTATTTTTCCATTTTTTTCCATTAATGTTGCTTTGTATAATCCAGATAATTGATGAGGTTTTAATAATAAATTTATATTAGAGGGTTGTTCTGAACGAGGTGAATTTTCATCAATTTCTATATTGTATAAATATGATGAATTCATTATTCTATAATATTTATAGTTAAATTTTTATATATCTTTATGACATAATTATATATATGTTTATTTTTATATATTTTTATAATAGTATTATGTCTAAAAAAATAAAAAATAATATATCATTTATAAGTTTATAATATATTTACTAGTTATAAAAATACTATTCATCTTTATCATTTAACTACTAAAAATTATGCGCGTCATAAAGCAAGCGATGAATTATTATCAAATTTAACTAGTAATTTTGATAAATTTTTAGAAATATTTATTGGTATAAATAATAATTTTACTAAAGCTGTAAATAAAAAAGAAATTATTATTTCTAATATATATAATGATGATGAAATAATTACATATATAAATTCAATTATTTATTTTTTACAAAATGATATTTCTAACTATATTTCTATATCTAATACTGATTTATATAATTTAAAAGATGAAATTATTGGAAATCTTAATAGAACATTATATTTATTTAAAATTATATAAGAATATATTTTTAAATAATTATATAGAATGAGTGATACAATAGAAGTTGATACTAAAACTGTTGGTACTAATAATGCAGTTGTTGCTGATGATAAAAAAAGAAAAAAAATTATATTAGCAATACCTGGTGATAGTTTTTCATCAAAATTTTTATTATCTTGGACTAGTACTCTTAATAATTTATGGGAAAGCGGTAAATATGATATAATCGTCGCACCAGGTGTTAGTTCATTTGTAACTTTTGCGCGTATGCAAACTTTGGGATTAGATGTTTTAAGAGGTATTCAACAAAAACCTTTTGATAATATTGATTTTGATTATTGGATTACTATTGATAGTGATGTTATCTTTACTCCTCAACAAGTTAATGATTTAATTGAATCTCTTGAAACTCATCCTGTTGTTAGTGGTATGTATAGAATGGCTAATTTAACTCAATTTGCTATTGTTAAAGATTGGAATACTGAATATTTTGCTAAAAAAGGTACTTTTGAATTTTTAACTCCTGAATTTATTGAGGAATGGAAAAAAGAAACTAGTCTAAAATATATGACTGTTAATTATGCTGGTATGGGATTTTTCGGTGTTCGTAGTGAAGTTCTTAAAAAAATGTCATATCCTTATTTTAATGGAGAATTACAAGAAATTATTACCGATGACGGAAAATTACTTAGAGATATGTGTTCAGAAGATGTTTATTTCTGTAAAAATATTGTTAAAGCCGGTTATTCTATTGTAGTTAATACTGATATTAGAGTTGGTCATAATAAAGCAATTGTTATCTAAATATATATTAGTAAATGAAAATAGATTATATTATTATTAGTATTGTTGTGTTATTAATAATATATAAATTTTTTAGTAATTTTATTATATATTTATTATGTTTATTAACAGGTATTTATATCGGATATAAATTTAATAATTATGTAAAACTTATTTTCTAATTTTATTTTTTTGTATTATTTTTTTATAATATTTTCTTTTATTACCTCCTGTTATTTTATTTTCAGGTGTTTGATATATTAATGTATCTGTAAGTTTTTCTACCGGTTGTTGTACTATTGGTGGTTGTTGTACTATTGGTTGTTGTTGTACTATTGGTGGTTGTTGTATTATTGGTGGTTGTTGTAAATTAGATCGTAATGATGAAAAATATGATACTGTTTTTATTATTATAGTTAAAATTATTAATCCTATTAATATAAAAAATCCATAATATATATATTTTGTTATATTATTTATTACTTTATTTTTAGTATTATCATTTATATTATTTGTATTATCATTCGTAATATCATTAATAGTTATATTATCATTATTATTATCAAATTTTTCTTTTAAATTATATAAAAAATCTTTAAGTACTAATTCATTCATCTTAATTATTTAATGGAAAATAAAAAAAATAGTAAAACATTAAGATAGAGATTATTAATATGAAACCGTATAAACCAATTAAAGTATATAAATGGAATTCTGAAAATAATAAAACATTATATGTTTTTAATAATGATGGCAGTATAAAAGACGGAATTGATATACCTGATATAATATATAATGATGATAATGTAGAAGATGCTATAAATAAAATTGGATTATATATTCAAACAATTGATAAAACATTAAAATTTCCAATATATTCATGGACAAATACAAAATCTATATTATTTGATATAGAAACTGTAAAATGGGATGGATATAATATTAATCCATATAAATCTATAAATAGAAAAAATAAAGATTTAAATGAACCTATTAATTATATATATAAAACAACACAATTATTTAATTATAATCACATTAATATGATATATAATAATGATATTATAGATTTAAAAGATAATAAATATTATTTTATTGATAAACAAATACCACAAATAGAACAATATAGAAAAAGAGATAAAAAAATGAAATCATTAGTAGATAATAATATTTCAAATATTCAATTAATTTATACACATTATCATAGATATGATTTAAATTATCAAATTAAAAAAATAAAAATATTATCAGAAATATTTGAAAATTTAAATACAAATGATAATATTTCATTAATACAATGGATTAATGATTCTTCTAAAATATTATATAAATTACATAAAAACCATAAAATAACTATTGAACAATTAAATAATTGGACTAATTTAGATAAAATATCTAAATATAAATGTATTAATTTATATTCAATATTAGCTAATAATACTTATTGTAAAATATCTATTGATGAAAAAGGTTTAATTTTATTTTCATATATATTAGATTTAAGACAAGCAATTAATTGGGATAATATTAATAAAAGTAAAAAAAAATTAGTAAAATTATTAGAAATTGCTATTAAAGAAACAATAAAATTAAAAGAAACATCAATTAAAGTTAATTTATTATTTAATCAAGATAATTCTAATATGGAAATTTTAGTTAAAAAAATAGGAGAATTTATAGATATTTTCCAAATTATTAAAATTAATAAAGATAAAGATAAATATTCTATTAATTGTATTTATAAAAGAACCTCAAATTATAATAAACAAGGTTTAGATTTCAGTAAATATATTAAATCAAGATTAGAATTAGGTATTACTGATTCTGAAATTTTATTAGAATTAATAAATTTAAATTTATCAAAAGAAGATGCTATTAATCTTATTAAAGAACAAAAAGAATTAGACGACGAACTCATTGTTGAAAAAAACGAATTTGATAAAAATATTGATACTATTGTTATTATTGAATTATATAAAACTGGTTATATTATTAATATATATAATATTCCTAATGAAAAAGAATTAGATTATTTAAAATATTGGATTATTAGAATATTATCATTATCTCGCGATATTAAAAAAATAACTAAAACAAAAAAACCCATTGTTATTATTGAAGAACCTATCGAAGAACCTATCGTAAAATCATCTTCTAAAGATAGTAGTTCTTCTTCTATTGATTTAGGTAAATTAGATTATGATATAGATTTTGATATGTCAGATATTAAAGGTGGTGCTCTTGGTAAAGAAAAACATAGTTATTTTGTTAATTTATTACAACAAGCAGACAAAGATTTATTTGCTAATAATTATGCTAGACAAAAATGTCAAGCTATTAATCAACCTATCGTATTATCTAAAGATAAATTAGATAAACTTAAAACTGATAATAATTTTCATTTTGATAATGTTATTGAATATGGTAGTAATCCTGATATTAAAAATTATTATACATGCCCTCGTTTATGGTGTCCTCAAAGTAAAATACCTTTAAATCCTGATGAAACTAATCCAAAATGTCCTATTGAAAATGAAGAACCTATGGAATTATTTTTTGATAATGATAAAAATAAAAAAAGATATGTTAAATTAATTAAACCAGATGATAATGGTATATGTGTTCCGTGTTGTTTTAAAAAAGAACCAAAAGAAGAAGAATTAAATAAATGTAAATATTATAATAATGAAAAAATAAAATCTGATAAATTAAATAAACCAGAAAAATCAGAAGAAACTAGCGAACCTTTAATTAAAGCAGAAAATTATATAATGAATCAATCCGCTCCTATAAATGTTGGTAGATATGGTGTTATTCCTCAAATATTACATGAATTATTATTTCCAAATGTTGAATTTTCTTTATGTTCTAAAATTTTAAATAGAACTGATAAATGTTTTGTTAGAATAGGTATTAATCATAAAAATAATAAAAATAAAATTAAATATATTACGAATGATAGTATTATTAATGCTATTTCTAGTTCTCTTAATTTTAATTCTAAAGATTTATTTATTAAAGATATTAAAAATAAATTAGATTTAATTACTTTTATGTCATTAGAAAATGGAGAAATATGTAAAGTTTTTATGGATGAATTACCAATTATACCTGAAAATAATATAAAATTATGTAAAGATTTAAAATTATTTTTAGAAAAATTTGAAATTACTAAAAAATTATTTAATTTAGATAATATAAATTATAATAAACCTACTTATAATCTATCGAGATTATTAAGTATTTATAAAAGTTATATTAAATATATTGATTATTTAAATAGTGATAATTTTCCTACTAATAAATCCCCTTATTATTTATATTCATTATTAAGTATTTTATATAATATTTTATTAGTTATTTGGGAAAAAACTGAAAAAGATTTAAATATTGTATGTCCTTATTATTCTTGTTTTGAAGATATTATTGCTAGTATGAATTTAAATCCTAATGTTTTAATGTTATTAAAAGATAATAAGTTTTATGAGCCTATTGAATTAAAAATAAGAGGGCAGGATGGTGAAAAATTAATTAAATTAAATGAATATCCTAATATTAAAAAACTTATTAGTCAATGTAGTATTTTAAAAAAATCATTTGATGTTAATAATAAAATTTACAATAATATTTATACTTTACATCAATGGACTAAAACTAATATTTTGAAAAATTCTAAAAAATTTATTATTAATACTGTTGTTATCAATAATGATTTAACTATTGATAGATTAATTACAATTGGTAATATTTTTATTATTATTAATCCTATTAATATTAGTTTTTTACCTACTTTAATTAAAAATTTAGATATTACCAAAATTATATTTTATGATGACATTATTGATACTAAATTAAAAATTAATATTTTAACTAGCGATCTTAACATTTTTGTTTTAAAAATTAAATCTTTAAATATTAATTTTGATTTAGGTAAATTAAATGATGGTATTAAAGAAGATGCTGTCGAATATTATACTACTTTAACTATTCCTAAAAGAAATTTGAATAATAATATTATTCATGTTAGATTAAATGATGATATTTATAAATCATCTTCTAATTTAAATAATTCTTCTAAAAAATGGTTTCAATTACAACAATATGTTGCTTCTATTTTAATTAATAAATTAAATGATAATAAGATTAAAGAATTACTTACTATTAATAAAAAAGATAGAATTAATAATTTACTTAAATTATTTTCCACTAATCCTAATATTAAAAAAATTAGAATTATTTTAGAAGAATTACCTTTATTTTCTATTAATCATATTCGTAGTTATATTAATAATATTATTTATTATAATAAATATCATATTAAATATAATAATAATATTATTATTGAAAATAATAAAGAATTTATATTTTCTCAATTATCTCTTTTAAACGGTATTCCTCCTAAATTATTATTATTTCATAAATCTACTCCTTCTTATGATTTAAATAAATTTGTTTCTGAAGATTATATTATCAATAATAAAATTATTGATAGTGTTGAAGATTTACCTTCTATTTTTATTGGTTCTGATGAAAAATTAAAAACTAAATGGATTATGCATAAAAAAAGTAAATGGACTAATATGACTATTATTAAATGTTCTAATTATAATATTAATACTATTCCTGAATTTTATAATTGGTTATCTAATTTTTTATCTATTACTACTACTTATGATGAAGTTAAAAAAGTTAGCAATATTAAATTAGCTGAAATTTTAGAAAACAAAGTTGGTATGTTTGAAATTTTAAGTGACCCTTCCTATTTTAATGAATGGAATAGACTTATTAAAAAAAAATTTAAAACTATACAATTATTTTGGGATAATTATTATACTGAAAAAACTCCTGCTGAACATTTAGATATTCTTAAAATTATTATTACTAATAATAATTTATATACTAATGATATTAATATATTATCTATATCAGAATTATTAAATATTAATATTTTAATTATACATAGAGGTAAATATGGTAAATTTAAAAATGATTTAGTTAGAGGTGATATTGATGATTTAATTTTATCTTCTACTTTCTTTAAAGCGCCTAATATTATGGAAGATAGACCTTTAATTATTTTAAATAAAACCGATGATACTATTAAATCTATTTATAATATTATTATTGAAACTACTGATAAAATAACTTCCAATTCTATTTTTATGCAATATAAAGATACCCCTTTAAATATTAAATATCTTGTAGAAGCACATCTCAAATTATAAGTAATTATGTTGGTCGTTGAGATCTTATTTTAGATCTATTTATTATATTAGATAAAATTTTCTCTGCGTTAGCTTTAGACTGGTTAAGTTTATTTTCTGCGGTACTTAATAATACATCGTTTCTTGTTTGTGTTTTTGTTTGTGATTTTGTTTGTGATTTTGTTTGTGATCTTAATGGTAATTTTGTTTGTTTTCTTGTTTGTGATTTATTTATACCAAATTTACTTAGAACATGTGATATTTGAGTCGTTCTATATTCATTAACTTTATTTAAATCTTCCTTTAATTTATTAATTTTATTTTTATTAAATAATTTTATATATATTAATAAAAATATATTAGAATAATTATCGGTGCTAATATTAACGTTACTTGATTTTGATTTTGATTTTAATAATGATATACTTTTATCTTTTCTAAATTTATTAATTAATAAATTAATATTTATTTTATTATTTTCTATACCTTCTTTAATTTCTTTAGTTTTTATAAAGTATTTGTTTAAAGTAGTTATAAAATAACCACGAATATAACCATATCTTTGTACTTTCATTTTAAATAATCTATCTTTTAAAGTATTTATTATAAAATCATTTAATATATTTATTAAATAATTAATTATTTTAATATAATCATTATTATCACTATCATTTAATATCTTTATTATTTTTTCTAAAATTTTTATTTGTTTAAATAAAAATTTTAATATATTTAATGATAATTTAATATACGTTAAATAATCATTTTCCGGTATAATAGTATTTTTTTTTGGTTTTCGATAATCTATTATATTTGATATTTCGTATTTTGGGTCAATTATTTTGTAATTTTGTTTTATTATATTTTCATAAATAATTATTTTAGTTTCATGTTCTGTTTTTATTATTAAAGTTAAATTATTAAATTGGTTAAATTTTTCTATAATTAAACCATTATCATGTGATTTAAAAGGCAATTTTATTATATTTGATTTATTTATTTCTAATTCTGCTTCTGCTTCTGCTTCTAATTGTATATCAATTGGTATTTTAAATATCTCTTCTTTTATATCAGATAATTTAGAAGAAGAAGACATTTATATATTTCTATTAAATGTAAATAATATATAAATTTAATAATATTTTTATATTTTTTGATTATTATAAAAATAATATTAAATTTTTTTTAATTTTGATAATAATTTATATTCTTTATTAATTTTTACATATTTTGTTCCTCTTTTATTAATATAAATTGTTCTTTCTATTTCTTTTTTATTATATAAAATCTTTACTTTCTTTTTAGTTGATTTTAATTTATTTATATTACCACCTTCTGATGTTGAAAAATCTTTTACTGATGTCATATCATCATGAGTATTATCATAAACTACTTCGTTTGTATCAAAATAAAAATCATTTATATTTTTTCCAACTATTTTTGATATTTTTGCGTCATATGTAGTTTCGTATCCCATAGATAGTTTATTATTTGTTGTAGTAATTTTTTTTAATATTTAGTTTTAGTATAATTTTATATAATTTTTCTTTATTAGTGTCAGCAGTTTGTTCAGTATAAGATAATATATTTTTATTTTTATCTAAAAAATTAAGAATATCATTGTATTTTATATTTTTTAAGTTTGGTGAAATACCTTCTATTGAATTATGTTTTATTATATAATTTAAATAATCGCCATATTTTTTAATATTAATCATAACATCGTCATCATTAAATAATGTAATATCATATTCTTCATCTTCATTAACAAAATTAACAACGTTATCATTAGAATTAGATTTAGATTTAGCACTCATATAAATTATAATATTTATTATAATATTTTATTTTATTATTGGATATTCTAATGGTTTCATTAGTTTATTTATTAGTTCTTGTGGTGGTTTTAATTTGTTTTTTTCTGCTAAAAATGCTATATTTAAAGCAAATGCATAATTATCAAAATATTTTGTAAATAATTTATGCATCTTTTCAGAAGATAAATTTAATTTTAAAATACGATCAAAACTATCTAAAGTGCGTTTTTTATATTCATTAAAACATTTAAGTTTTCCAATCCATTTGTGTTTATTATATACATAAATTTCAATATCCATTAAATTTTTACAAATAAATGCAGGCATACCTTTTAAATAATATTTAATTGGATGATTAAATACAGCAGTACCTCCATAAATAATAGAATCTGGTTTATTTTTAATCATACGAGATAATTCCCAATCAATTAATTTAAATGTATTATTACAATACATCATATTATCAGGTTTTAAATCATTGTGTAAATAATGATTTTTTTTAAGTAATTTTAAAACATTTAATATATCTTCAATAAATTGATTAAATAATTTTTGGTCTAATTTAATATTATCTAATGTATTATTACATTTCTCAGCAAATGTATAATAATGTCTTTTAGTTGATAAACCATAAATATTAACTCTTTTATATAAACCTAATGGTTTTATTGCTGTATATTTTTTAATATTATTACCAAATATTTTTATTATTTCTAAATATCCTGCTAATTCATTTTTAAAATTAAATTTACTTGTATTACCTATAAACCATAAATTATTTGTAAATTTTTTAACTATTAAATCATTTCTATCTTTTATTATATTTATTATTTTATTTATTTCATATTCTTTTATTATATGTTTTCCTTTATTTATACCATATAACTTTAAATATTTATATTTATTGTTATTTAAATCATAATATAATGTATTATGATCTCCTTTTATATATGCAACATCATTTACATATCCTTTAATTCCTTCGCCAATTTTTTTACCTCCTTTTAACATTTATTATTTATATTCTAAATATTAAATATAATTAAAAAAAATAATTTTTTGTTCTTCTTTTGGTGTTATTCAAATTATTTATATAATGAATTAAATTTTTTTTATTTTTGATAATAATTTATATTTTTGGATATTCTAATGGTTTCATTAATTTATCTATTATATCTTTTGGTTCTTTTAATTTGTTTTTTTCTGCTAAAAAAGCTATATTTAACGCAAACGCATAATTATCAAAATATTTTGTAAATAATTTATGCATCTTTTCAGAAGATAAATTTAATTTTAAAATACGGTCAAAACTATCTAAAGTGCGTTTTTTATATTCATTAAAACATTTAAGTTTTCCAATCCATTTAAATTTTTTATTAAATAATAAAGGTAAATCCATTGTTAATTTACAAATAAAAGATGGTATTCCTTTAATATATAATTTAATTGGATGATTAAATAATAAAGTACCATTATATAATATAGAATCTGGTTTATTTTTAATTTTACGAGATAATTCCCAATCAATTAATTTAAATGTATTATCACAATATATAATATTATCAGGTTTTAAATCATTATGATAATAATGATTTTTTTTTAATATTATTAAAATTTTCATTATATCTTTAATAAATTGATTAAATAATTTTTGATTTAATTTAATATTATCTAATGTATTATTACATTTCTCGGCAAATGTATAATAACTATTATCTATTTTTATACCATAAATTTCATGATTATTAATAATAGTTAATGGTTTAATAGTAGTATATTTTTTAATATTATTAATACCAAAATTGTTAATTAACTCATAAAACCCTGTTAATTCATTTTTGAAATTATGAATATCATCATTTAAAAACCATAAATAACTTTTAAATTTTTTAACTATTAAATCATTTCTATTTTTAATTAAATTTATTATATTATTTTTTTCTTTTAATATTATTTTATTTTTTCCAAATAATTTTATTTTATTATTACTACTTTTACTTATATCATAAAATAATGTTTTATTATCTCTTTTTTTATATAAAACATCTTTTACTAATCCTTTATATCCTTCTCCATATATTTTACCTCCAAAATTAAATAATGATCCATCTCTTTTTTTCATAGCATTTTGTTGTCGTGTTATTAAGTTACGATAGTCTGTTAAATCAGGAGGTTTAACTATTTCAGCTGTATTTTGTAAATTTATTTGTAATTTTTCTATATCACTAGATAATACAGGTTTATTACTATTAATTAAATGTCTTAAACTAATATTATCTCTAATACTACTATTTGGATTATTTGGTGGTGTTTTTTGTTCTATTATTTTTCCTATAGGTGTTGCGTCTAATGGTTTTATTTTTGATATTTTTAAATCTCTTAAATTATTAGGACGAAGTAATTTAGCTGTACTTGGATTTCTACTAGAAAATTCTTTTATATTACTATTATTACTATTAGATAAAAAATTTATTCCATAATTTGGCTTACCAAATTGTATATTATTCATATTATTTTATTTCTATTTATAACTATTATTTAATATTAATAGATTGTTCTTTTATTTTAAAACATTTATCTTCTTTTGGTAATTTAAAATTAAATGCGATATTATCTTCATTACAATGATTTTCATTATCGTCATCATCTTCATATATTTCTTCTTCAATATTATCTAATTGTTTAACATCTTTTAATAATTCTAATAATCTTTCTTCGTCTAATATAATTTGACTATCACCTGTACCACATGGTGGTTGTTGTCCTAACATTACATTAGCTGATACACCATTAACATTATCATATTCAGAAAATATACTAGCATTAATTAACATATCGGTAGTTTCTTCAAAAGAACATTTAGCGAGAGGACCAATATCACCTCTATTAATACCATGTCTATCAATAGACATTAATTGACCTTTATAAGTCATAGTATCAATTAATAAAGATAAATGTCTATAATTAATTGAACCTTCACTAGTAACATTAATTAATTCATTATATAAAGCATTTCTTGCAGCTTCAACTCCTAATACTTCATAAATTTCTCTAATATCATTAGAAGTAGTTCTGGTAGAATCAATATTAGGATTAGATAAAATTTCCATTAAATTAGTACCATCAGTATCTAAAACCCATTCAATAATTTTATCAAATTTTTGAGTATTAACATTATATCTATCATATTTCTTTTTATTAAGAGAAACTTTATTAATACCTTTAACGCCTTTTAATAATACTTGATAAACTAAATTATGTTCCATAGCTTTAATTGCTGCTATTTCATCTTTATTATCAATATCTTTTAATGCTAAATCTGTAATTTGAATTCTAAATATACATTCATCAGCATTATCATCACTATAAACACAATCAATATATTTATCATATGCTAAATTTAATTTAGTATAAATATCAATCATTCGTAACCCGTAAGAATTCATTTTTTCTTTATTAAATTTCATTCTTAATACCCAAGATGAATTGCTTCTACATTTATTAGTAGAAGAATCAATACTATAAAATGCTTTATAAACTTCAATAATACCTACATCACTTTCAATAGAAGTATCTAAATTGCCATTATCCCAATAAATTTCGCTATATTCTAAAATATCAGCTAATTTAGTAATTTCAATACTATTTTTAATATTCATTGCTGTACTTTTAGTTTTTTCAATTCTAACATCAGAACTATCAATATTGTCTTCGTCCATAATAGGATTAGTTACAGTAGCAACATCATCTTTCATATAAATAATTAAAGTAGGAGTTTTAGTTTTTTTAGTAGCACTTAAAATTTCTTTTAATCGAGGTACCCCACTAGTTGCTTTAACAGCAGCAGCAGTACCAGAAACATGAAATGAGTCTAATGTCATTTGAGTACCCATTTCACCAATAGTTTGTGCAGCAATAATACCAACCATTTCACCAGGTTGTACAATAGCTTCTTTATAATATTCATAAATTTGAAGAACAATCCAATCAAATATATCTTTAGTTAAATGATATTCTAAAATTAATTTTTTAGGAGCTAAATATAATCTTAATAAAATTTCAAAGAATTTAGTACCTTGTGTCTGGTCTTTAATATATAAATCTAATTTTATTTTATCAATAGTATCTAAAATATAATCTGGACTTAAATCAGTTAAAACACTTTTAATATTAGCACTTTCTTTTCTTTTAATTGATGTTTTAATAATTCTATCAAATGGTATAGGATAATTAATAATTTTATTTTTAGTATTATTAAATATATATTTAATAAGAAATTCTTTATCTTCTAATAAATTTTTAAAATGTTCATTACATCTTTTATAAGTATTTGGCGTAATTGATTTATATGTTGCATCAGTTGTAAATAATTTTAATTTATCACTTTCGCGTAAATGATATTCTTGTTCTATTTGTAATATATCCATATTAATAGTTGGTATTATTTGTGTTTCTATTTTGCATCCATCCATACCATCTTCTCCATAAATAAATTGAATAATTGATCCTGTTGCACTTCTTACTGTATTATCATAATATATTTTCGCATCTTCCATTGCTTTCACTAATCTCCGTTGGATGTAACCCGTTTCGGATGTGTCGTACATACTGAGACCATTTAGGATTGAGAAATTTAAAGTTGATGGTATTGTTACATCATAAAGTTTATTATATTTAATTTTATCAGTTTCAGATAAAATATTAATAGATTTAATACTATCAAATACTATATCTTTATATTGATCATAATTTTTATGTAAATTTGTTTTATCTAAATTTACTTTTAATCTTTCATTTTTAAAATTACTAATTAAATTAATTTTTTGAGTAAATATTTTAGCCCACTGAGCTCTAATTGAAATTATATTAATAATAGCTAATTTATCAATTTCTGTTTTTAAATTAGTTGTTGTATGTTTTGATTTTGATAATTTACTAAATATTCCTATACGATTACATAAATAATTAATTCCTAATATTAAATCATTTGATGCTGATGTTGCTGAAATTGATCCATCAATTCCAACACTTCCATCTCCAGAAAAATAACCATTTAATAATCCTAATATAAATTCATCTGGTGCATTATATGCAATTTCCGGAATATGTTTATCATAACAATTTGTTCCTACAAATTGATCTAAAAATCTTGCAAATAATGATGAATTGCCTACAATAGTAGTTGTTTTTCCCACAATTAACCCTTCATCATTTTTTTCTATAATTTTAATTGTTTCTCTGTGTGTAATTTTATATTTATCAAACCAATTAGTTACAAATGTTTTAATACTTTCTTCTTGTTTTGTAATTGCAACACTTCCTTCAAAATCTCTTGCATTTCCATCTGCTAAAAATAATCCTATGAATATACCATTTTCCATATTTAATTCAAATTTTTCAGGTAAATGTGAATGACATCTTGTAGCACCATAAGGATAAATTGAACCTTCTTTAATATTTTCAGTATTAGATCTACCACTAATTGCTGCTCTTGCAAATCTAATAGTACTATCATACGGAATTGTAAAAATTTTTCCATTATTTTTTTCATACCATCCTCTTGTAATTTTACTTTTTCCTGCTTTTTCTACTTTTTCAATTTCTTCTAAATATAATTGTTTAGCTTTATTAAAATCAGAACCGTAAATATATTCATCTTTTGGAAAATATTTACTCATATCAAATTCATTAATAATTATTGGTGGTTTTGATAAATTCATTGTTGTTGGAACAATATCATTAATTTTTACTTCTGATGTTTTTCTTGCTTCAAATTCTTTACCGTTCCATATTAATAATGTTTTTGAATTTGGAATAATTACATTTCTTCCACTTTTTGTTGTAATTTCATATAATATTTCACCTGGGTCATGTCTGGTTACTGCTGTTAATTCACCCCATGAATTATTACCATTATTATCAATTGTTGAAATATATACTTTATTTTTTAATTTTAAGAATTCCATATTCATTTCTTCAGGTCCAGATAATTCAATTTCTTTTTTATTTTCTAATTTATCCATTTTTTCATCTATCCATTTTCCAATATTTACACATTTTGCTTCTCCATCTTCAATTACTACAATTTTTGTATCACCAGATACTGATTTTACTGCTGTATCAATTAAACCTTCTCTACCACCCATAGCATGAAAGAATACTTCTTGTGGTGATAATCCAGATATAAAACTATTTTCAACAAATCCTCTTGCATCAGGACCATCATCATATTTAGTAAAATGTGGTAATGTTCTATCAGTAAAACCATAATTAATTCTTTTACCATCAACATTTTGCTGTCCAACACAAGCAATCATTTGTGCAACATTAGTTTCTTTACCTTTAGAACCAGATTTAACCATATTAATCATTCTATTAGTTTTTTCATTAATTTGTTGTAATCCAATTTTACCAACTTCACTAGTAGTTTCATTAAGAATTCCAATAATTTCTCTTTCAATAAATTCTTCATTATTAAATATACTATTATTATCTAACATACCTCTTCTAATTTCATCTAATTTAGCATATGCTTTAGCTTTCATTTCTCTAATTTTACTTTTAAGTTTATCATCAGTTTGTGCATCAGTAACTAAATCACTAATACCAACACTGAAACCAGAAGTTAATAACCATCTACAAATTAATCTTTGTGTATTATCTAAGAATTTTTTAGTTTCAATAGGTCCATAATCATGAAAGATAATTGGAATTAAACCAGTAGTAATACCATGAAACACAGTTTTATCTAATGTGCCAGATGTAATTTTACTATTATCAACATTAAATACTTGGTCTGCTTTATTTTTTCTATTAATAAATAAACTAGGAGGTAAAATTTGAGAATAAGCTTCTTTACCAGTATATTTAAATTCATCATTAGGAGGATCTAAATATCCTTTAAAATAACTATTAATCATTTGTAAATTAGCCATTTGTTTATCTTGAATTAAAGTATCGTCATTTGTTAAACGGAAAGAACCTAATAAAGTATCTTGTACAATTTCAATAATAGGTTTTCCATCTCTAGGTGCAATAATTAAATAAGGTACAGCCGCAATATCTTTTAATTCACTCATAGTTTGAATATTTTGAGGACAATGTAAATTCATTTCATCACCATCAAAATCAGCATTATATGGCGGTGTATCTAAAACATTTAATCTAAAAGTTTGATAAGGCATAATAATAACTTTATGACACATCATAGACATTTTATGTAGAGATGGTTGACGATTGAATAGAATATAATCACCATTAGTTAAATGACGATGAACAATATCACCATTTTTTAATTCTAAACTAATTTTATTAAGATCCGCGTATTTTAAATTAATAGTAATAGAATCATGTGCTTTTTTAATATATTTAGCACCAGGCCATTGATCTGGTCCATTTTTAATTAATTTTCTTAATTCTTCAACATTATAATTATTAACAGTTTCAGGAAAAGTAATATTTAATGCAATTCTAATAGGTACTCCTAATTCATCAATACTAATATATGGGTCAGGAGTAATTACAGATCTAGCAGATTGATCAACTCTTTTACCATTTAAATTACCTCTAATTCTACCTTCTTTCTTTTTCATACGGTCAGAAACAGATTTTAATTTACGACCATTTCGTTGTTGTGATGGTGCTAACCCAGGTATTTGATTATCAATAAATGTAAATATATGATATTGTAAAACCATAGTAATAAGTTTAATAGTATCTTCAGATGCACCTCTTTTAATTTTATCATTAATATTATTATTAGTTTTAATAATATCACTTAATTTATGTGTTAAATCATCTTCTCTGCGTTGTCCATTTTCTTCAATGATACTAGGACGAACTGCTGGTGGAGGAACTGGTAAAACCGTACAAATCATCCATTCCGGTCTATTCCATTTAGGATTAAATCCCATAACTTCCATATCTTCTTCGGTAATTCTTTTAAAAATTCTTAAAACTTCTTCCGCTGGAAATTCAAGTTGCGTAACTTTTGTTTCTTCTCCTTTTTGTACTTTATCTTTCCATTCAGCAATAATTTTCATAGCACCATCTTTATTATATCGTGATGGTTGTACAGCATTACAACCAATACAACCATCATCGCCGCAATTTTTAATTTTAGTACTAGTATTACATAATTTAAAATATGTATCCCATCTTTTTTGATTATTTTTAATTAACATAATTTTTTGCATATCATTTTTAAGATCTTTATTGGTAGTATTTAGAGATATTAATATTCTAGAACATCTATAACATACACATTTTAATATTTTTCTTACCATATCGAAAAACATAGCATGAAATACAGGTCTTGCTAATGTAATATGTCCGAAATGACCAGGACAGAAAATATTTTTTTGTTCGCATGTAGTACATATTTTATTATGTTCTAATACCCCCATACGAGAATCAAATAAACCACCAACAATAGGTTCACTACCCGCGTATGTATCAGTTCTATTTACCTCAACAACTGATCTTTTAATAATTTCATCAGGACCCAATACACTAAATTGTATTCCTTGTACTTGTTGTATTTCAACTTTTTGATTATTATAAGATAATTCTGCATATATAGACATATCTCTTAATTATATAGTTATTTTTAAATATAAATTAATCATTTTTTATTTTTTTTCTTTATATAAAAATATAAGTTATTGATAGAATATAAATGACAAATTCTAGTTATTATAATAGTTTATCTAATTATCATACTTTTATAACAAAAAGTTATGGTGTAGATTCTAATGTACTACCTGCTGAAAATATTTTTTCATATTTAACTCAAGAGAATTTAATATTATATAGTAATTTGGATAGTATTAATGCTTCTAATACAACAGAAGATGATTTAATGACAAAAATAATATTTAATGATTATTTATTAAATAATAAGATTAGTCAAAGTGATTTAGAAAAATTATTAAATATAACAGCTAAATATAAAATTGGTGATTTTTCATATTGTTTAAATAATAATATTACTTATTATGATTATAATCTTAGAAAAATTGATAAAAATAATACCGTGGATCTTTGTGATTTTGATATATCATATTATGCATCACAACAAACTATAAAATATTTATTTTTATTAGATATTTTATTTCAATTATATGATCACTTAAAAAATATAAATGTAAGTAAAGAAGATAAATATAATAATTTTAAATATGGTATTAAATTTGTTTTAAGATATTATAAAGATACTAATAATATTTGGAAATATAATAGTAATAATATAATTATTGTTTTAAAAGATATTACTACTATTACTGATATTACTACTAGTAATAATATAATTAAAAATATAAATAATAAACCACAAGATGCTGATTTAAATTCAATTAATGATATGTTTATTTCAATTAAAAATACATTTATAAAACATATAAATTTTATTAAAAATAATGATACTATACAACATGTAAATTTTGCAAATTATTATAAAATTTGTAGATTAATGTATAATAATGTATTATTAGCACAAATTAATAATTTATTAATTAAAAATAGTTTAGATTCCACAACAACAACGACTAGCGATGATATTATATATAATCCTTCAAATTCAGATTTATCATCATATAATAAAATTTTAAAATTATCAAATACTCTAGCATCTACTGGTTATTATAAAGTATTATCAAATAATGGTGTATATAATATTGATACTACTTATTATGATACAAGTATATCTTTATTAAATAGTATTCTCGATTGTAATAATTATAATATAAATAATAGATTTATATATATACCATCTATTGGCAATACATCAACATTAATTAATAAGCCTAAAATTTATGATTTTAAATATGTAAATGATTTAAAAATTAATTTTAATACTGATAGTTCTATAAAAGAAATTATAAATGTTAAACCAAATACTACATATTATATTAAATTAGATAATTTTACAACATTTGATGATAATATTATAAATAATCAAACTTATTTATCACAAAATCATTTATATACTGAAACAACAGGTGTTGCTTTATGGGATAATATTAAAAAAATTTTAATATTTAAAACTGGTTTAACAGATACTATATATACAACATTATTTATTACTACTAAAATATATTTAATAAATATAACAAATACACCACAAAATATAATACAATTATATGGTAATCCTACTTTACCTGAAAATAAAGTTATATCTTTTATAAATTATAAAAAAAATAATGCTGCTAATAATCTTAATATAGATATATATAGTGTAAATAATAATATTAATGTTTCTTATATTAAAACATCAGAAGAAATTATTGAGTCTGATTCTTCTGAACCTATAATATTAAAATTTGTACCTAATAATTTATATGTTGTAAAAACAGCAGATTATAATATAATCAAAGGAAGTACTGCATATATTACAAATAATACATCAAGTGATTATGCATATTATATATCTGGAACAGATAATTTTGTAACAGTTAAAGCATTAACAAAATCAGAAATACTTTATGAAAATAATACAACAATACAAAATGCGCTTAATACATTAAATTTAAATTTTAATATAACAAATGCTAAAATTAATCCAGTATCTTTTGAAAAAGGTACTGTAACATCTTTAATAACAAATAATAATGCTGTTTTTAACCAAGTAAAAACAGCATTAAATACTAAAATATCAAATATTAAAAATAACGCAAATGTAGTAACTGATGATATAATAAAAACGATGTATTCAATAAATGATCATAATAGTAATATAAATAAAACAGGAAGTAGTATAAAACAAAGTTATAATGATTATCAAACTAAAACAAAAAAACTAGTATCATCTAATTATATTGAAATATTATGTATAATAATATTTACAATTGCTATTATAGGAAATTTATTTATATATTTAGTAAATGATAAATCAATAACATATCCAATGTCTATATTTATATTTATAATAGTATTATTCACATTTTTATATATAAATTTATTATATTTTCAAACTAGATTTGAAAAATTTGATGTTACCGAATTACCTGATACATATCCTAATTATATATATGTAAATGATTTTAATACTATGTTAGGTTATTTAAATTTAATAATGACTAATACCAGAAATGGTATAGCTCAAGAAATACTTCAACCAAAAATTAAAAAAGAAGATAAAATATTTAAAAATAAAGAAGAAGAATTTAAAAAATATAAAGTAATATCATATAATGATGCAGATATTGTAAATATAACATATAAAAAGAATTTAAGTACTATTTCTTTAATAATTAATATAGCATTAATTATAAGTATAGCAACTATACTAAATTTAACATATCCTCAATATACAACAGTAGTATTAGTATTATCATTAATATTAATATTATTAGCAATATTTGTATATTATTATTATAGTATGTTACATGTTAGAACGAGTTCTAATAAATCATATTGGGTAAAACCATCAACAAATACATTAAATAATTTATTATAATACATTAAATTAAATTATTTAATGTATTATAATAAATTTCTTTTATATTATATTTACTAATTAATCCTTCATTATGTAATAAATTAATGGATATAATATTTAATTTATGATTTTCGTTAAAAAGAACAAATAAAAAAATATATAAAACACCAATAATAATAAAAGTTTTTATAAAACTTCTAGTAGTTATATAAATAATTGAAAATAATATAACAAATTGTACATATTTATTTTTTAACATTTTTTTTTGTAATGGTGTAAGTTCTATATCTAAATGACGCGATCCAATTTGCATAAAAATAATAGATAATATTGTTAAAGGGTCTATTATACTCATTATCTTTATTATTCTTATTATTTTTATTATTTTTATTATTTTTATTATTTTTATTTTTATTACATCATATTTTTATATATAATAAAAAATATAATATACTATAATAATAGTATATAAATGGGTTTAAGATATAAAGGCGGTAATTCGTATAAATCATCGTATGTTTTAATATTAATATTATTAATTATTTGCATTTTTGGAGGTATAATTTTTATAAAATTAGCAAAACCTTTAAATTTATTTGAAAGATTTACAAATAATAGTAAAACATCAATTGAATATTATTATATGGAAAAATGTCATTTTTGTGAATCATTTAATCCAATGTGGGAAGAATTTATAAAAACAAAAACTGATAATTATACAACTATTAAATATGATTTAAATGATAATGGAAAAGGACAAGAAAAAGCAAATAAATTTAAAATACATGGAACGCCAACAGTAGTTGCTGTAAAAAATAATGAATTAATAGATACATTAGACGGTTCAAAAAGAACAGTAAAAGATTTATTAGAATTTGCACAAAAAAATTCAAAATAAAATATAATAATTAATAATAAAGTAAAATGCCACCAAATATATCTTTAACAGAATTATATACAATTAAGAGAAAAAAAGATTTATGTAATAATAAAACATTTGATATTATTTTAGATAAATGTCATATAAAAATTAAAAAAATAGCAAATGCTGGCGGAATGAAATTATTTTATGAAATACCATTTATTATATTAGGGTATCCATTATATAATATAGATATATGTATAGAATATATAATAAAATGTTTAAAAAAATCAGGATTATTTGTATATAGATTAACAAATGTAAATAATATTATATATATATCATGGGACCCATCTGAAATAGATCCTAAATATAAATTAAAATTAATAGAATAAATTATTAAAGAATTATAAGGAAGAGTACATTTTATGTTTTTTATTATTTTTTTATTTTTTACTTTAAAGTAAATTAATTTTATTTTTCAAAATTTAAGAAATGTACTCTCAGTATTAAAGTTCTAAATATTTATTCATATAATTATGAATTTCTTTATATCCTTGAAATATAAATTTATCAATATCATTAACTGTTAATTTTTTTTTAATGTAATCTTTATTTAAAAAAAAAGAAATAGGACCATCCATATGACTATCTCTTATAATTAAATAATCATTTACATTATCCTCATTAAATTTAGAAATTAATGATATTTTTGTAGTATTACAAATTAATATATGTAATACTTGTAATGAATATGTTAATAAAGGAATATAAGTATCTTTTGGTATTTCATTTGATTTATAATTTTTATCTATAATATATATAACTCCTAATATATTATCATTTGGTATATTTTTAAATACTTCTATTGGAAAATTATTTATTAATGCACCATCTATATAATAATAACCATCTATTAATACAGGTTCTGATATAAATGGAATAGACATAGATGACGCAACCGCATCAAATATAGATACATTAGGTGTATCATTAATATTAAAAATTACATTTTCACATTTATTTATATTTACACTACTAACATATAAATTTATACCTGTTTTTTTTGATAATTCTATAAATGTCATATCATCTAAATCATATTTTTTTTTAATATAATTTTTAAAACTATTTAAATATATAATAGTTTTATCTAATCCATTTTTAATAAATAAATTATTAAAATCTTCTTTTTTTATAATTAAATTATCTTCATTAATAATAAATTCGTTTATCATAATTTCTAATTCTTCAAATGGTATTTTTAAAGCAAATGCTAAACAAAAAAAAGATCCCATAGATGTACCTGCAACATTATGTATATTCTCTTCTAATTTATTAAAATAAATATATCGTAATACACCTAATAAACTTAATGAATTAAATCCATTACCAGAAAATATTAAATGAGTTATTTTTTTCATATAATATTAGTATTAATATTATTATTATATATATTATTTTTAATTTCATTCATACTTACAATAAATGCCAATTTTGTTATTTGATCGCATATTATTATTATTATTATACCAATAAATATAAAAATACATAAATTTATTAAAGATTTATAAAATGTATCAATATTATTAGCATTTGTATTTATATTATTAGTATTTATATTATTAACCGTATCATTATCGTCGTCATTAAAATCAAATAAGTTTAAATAACTATTTAATTTATTTAATATAATATCATTATCATTATTAGTATTATTAGTATTTTTAATAATATTATTACTATCATTAAAATTTAAATATACATCTAAGTCATTATTAAAATAAGGTTTAACAATATTATTAGTGTTAGACATTTCGTCCGTAAATTTAAAATTAAAATCATTATTATTATTATTAATACCAGATACTTTTAATGCCTCATTAAAATTTTTTTTAGATAAATCATCTATTGGTACATTATATACAGGTGCTTGTAATGGTTCACAACTATTTTTATTAGAAAATTTTTCATTTTTATCAGGACAACTAGGCATATTGATATCATATTTTTTTTTATTATAACAATCGGCATTATTATTATAATCATTCATAAATGGTTCTTTAACCTTTTTTTTTTTATTAATAAGAAATGAATTTGGATATGCTTCTTCTATCATTGAAAATTCAATCATATTATTCTATAATATTTAATGAAAAGAAAAAATTTAATTTAATGTTATAGAATAAGTAAAATGATTGAAGAATTTATAAAATATATTTTAATAGGATTTTTTTCAGCATATTTATTAATTTATGGATTAAGACCATCAATACCATATCCGCATTATATATTAGAGCCATATGAACATAATTGGATGTTTATAGTAATATTTATAATTAATTATTATTTATTTATTTGGGATATAAAACTCGGAGCATTAATGTTATTATGTGTAATAGCATTAATATTTGATATGTTTTTATTTACTAAAAAAAATTTTAATACTAATCCAATACCAGTACAAAATAATTTAAATATAAATAAAGTTCATTTTATAGTATAATAATTATATGCTATAAAATTGTAATCATTTTTATCAATATAATTTAAAAAATTTATATTATTTAATGTTATAACAAATAATCTATAATTTTTATCAATATTATGGTTTTTAATAAGTATAGGGTCATAATCATGATTTTTAAGTAATTTAATTATATATCTTGCTTCTTTATTATTTTTAACTATTAAAATACCTCGATATATAGATATATTATTATATATTTCATTGATATCATTAAAAAAATATATAATAGGATTCATATATGAAAATAAAATAAATTTAATTCTTATATAATAAAAATATTTTTTTTATTATATAAGAATAAATATATATTTTTATCCAATTATGAATGAAGATTTAGGATATATAAAAATAAATTATTTAATTTTTAAAGATTGTCTGTTATTACATAATATTGATAATATACCACCTTATTTAATTAAAAAATCAGATGATTTATTAAATAATTATAATTGTTTTGCTTCTAATTTTGATGCTCGTAGTTTATGGGAAAAAAAGAAAATAATGGCAACAACAAAAAAAAATAATAAAAGTAGAACAAGACCGCATTTAATTTCATTTGATTTTACAGATGAAACTAAATGTAAAAAAGAATTTACAAGTTATTTAAATAAATTGACCGATGTAAATAAGGAAATAATATATAATAAAATAAAAATATTTTTAGATAAAATAAATGATAATTTTATAAAAATATTATTTAATATATTATGGAATTTTATTAAAATATCATCAAATAATATATATATCGATGTTTTATATTTATTTAATATAAAATATATTAAAGAAAATATTAAAATTTATTGGGATAATTATATTACTAATAAAGAATGGTTACCACCTACTGATATTTTAAATAATAAAAATATTTTTAATGAAGATAATTATAATGAATATTGTATATATGTTAAATGGAAAAAAAATAATTTATCTTTATGTAGAGCATGGTGTAATATTTTTAAAAAAGAAAATATATTAGAAAATATAGATGATTTAAATTTTAAAATAGTAGGATCTATATCTGATTTTAAAGAAAATAAACATATAGTTGATTTATTATTAGACCAAATTAATATATTATTAGATATAAGACCTAATAAAAATATTATTAATAAAATTATTAATTGGGATATAACAACTAATTGTGAAAATTCTACTAAATTTAAAATATTAAATTTTATTGATAAATATAAATAAATTATTATCATTATAATAAAAAGAATATGAAAGATTATACAAATATAATAATACACAATTTAGAAATATTATATAATAATGAATTATTAAAAAATAATTATTATAAAGCAAGAGCATATAAAAATGTTATAGAAAATTTATTAGATAATTATAAACCAATATTAACATTTAATGATTTTTTACAAATAAAAGGCGTTGGTGATAGTATATCTGGTAAAATTAAAGAATTATTTGAAACAAATAAAATACAAAAAGTAGAAGATATAAATAATAATGAATTATATAAATTTAAAAAATCATTATTAAATATTTATGGCATAGGACCTAAAAAAATTAATGAATTATTAAATAAATATAATATTAATTCTATTGATGATTTAAAAAAAAATAAAGATTTATTAAATTCTAAACAATATATCGGTTTAAAATATTATAATGATTTACAAAAAAGAATTGATTTAACAGAATATAAAAAACATTATGATATTATTATTGATGTATTAAATAAATATAATGATATTATATATGATTTTGTAGGTAGTTATAGAAGAAAATTAAAAACCATAGGTGATATTGATTTATTAATAAAAGAAAATAAAAATTTTAATTTAAATGATTTTATTGATTATTTAAAAGAAAAAAAATATATAATAGAAACATTAGCATTAGGTAAATATAAATTTATGGGTTTATGTATAGTAAATAAAATAGTAAGGAGAATTGATATACTTATTGCGCCGGAAATAGAATATCCATATTCATTATTATATTTTACAGGTTCTTATAAATTTAATATAGGAATAAGAAAAATTGCTAAAAAAATGAATTATTCTTTAAGTGAACATGGATTAAAATCTAAAACAAAAATATCACCAAAATTAAAAACTGAAAAAGAAATATTTGATTTTTTACAAATTAAATATTTAGAACCAAAAAAAAGAAATGATTTTAATAATATTGAATTTATATAAATATTTTATTTTCGGTTTATTATAATAGAATACTATATGGCATTTTTAGATAGTTCATTTATTGCAGGTGTAATTATGAATTTATTAATAGTTATACTTTTAATCGCAATATATACATATATTGTTAATTTAGAAAATAAAGGTTGTAAATGTGCCGATAACGGAGATAGTAAATTTATTAAAGGGTTTAGTATTTTTGCTATTATTTATTTATTAGCAACTATGTTTATACCTCATAAAATACTTGTTAATACTTTAGGTCCTATTGGTTCAAATATATTAAGTTTTATTAATATTATATTTGTATTTGTTTCTATTTATTTTTGGTATATTACTTTTAGATATACTCGTTATTTAGTTAATGAAAAATGTAAATGTTCGGAAGATATTCGTCGTGAAATTATAATGACGGGTTCTGTTTTAGAATTAATTTTAATTTTCTTTATATTTATTTTAGGTCTATTATTTGCTATTATATTTACTGTTATTATGACTACTTTTAATTATATTGATAGTCATGAAAGTGAATTACAACAAATTGTACAAAATCCTCTTAAATCTATAAATAAATTACCTTCTAAATTTAAATCAAGTATGGCCGATGTTTCTAAAATTGTTAAAGGTACATCTTCTAGTGTTAAAAGACTAGTTAATAAAAATACTTTAAAAAAATAAATTTTAAATATTTAAATATTTAAAGTTCTTGCATTTCCTTTTCTTCCTCGTGTTGATGATTTTAATATTTTAACATCAGCCGCATCTTCTATAATTGATGTAATTTCTTCATCACTAATTGACATTGTTTCAATTTTATTATCATCTTCTTGTTTTAATGATATTTTATTATGAACATTATTAATTATATTATTAATATCATTTATTGATTTATCATTAGTTGTTTTATTTTGTTTTGGTAATTCATTAAATGGACTTGAATTATTTAATCCTCCAAATAAATTTCCTATCATTCCAAATAATGATGAATTTTGTGATTGAGGCGGTGATGATTGATATTGTGATATTTTAGGATTATTATTTCCTCCAAATGTTCCATTCATATATTGTTTAGCAGCAGCACTTTGAAATTGTTTCATTAATTCGGGATTTGATTTTAATACTTCTTCTACATTTGGTACATTTGATTCTTTAAACATTCTTGCGGTTAAATGAAACATAAATGCACTTCCTGTTAAACTTACAAATAATCGTAACTCGGGAGGCATCTTTTTTCCTGTTGATTTATATTTCTCATGTAATTCTTCAAATATATCATCATAATCATTTATATTCTCATGTACCTGTTCTGACCAGCCTTCTAATTTTAATGAAAATGGATCATATCTCACATTTAAATATTCTGTACCTGTTACAAATGCCATTAACATTTTACGCTGAAATCTTACACTTGCATCTATCTCTTTATCGCGTACTATTTTATTAAATTCATTTTTCATTTCTTCTAAACTGGTATCCATTGTAAAATTATATGGTATTTTATAACCCTTTTGTTGTAATCTATCTAATTGATATAATATTTCCCGTTTTTCATTTAATTCGTCTTTTACTGAATAATTATTAAATTTAGATTTTACAGGCACATTACTATTTTCATCATCATTATCGTCTTCATTATCATCATCGTCTTCGTCATAATTATCATCATTATCGTCGTCATCATCATTATCATTATCATTATCATTATCGTCGTCATCATCGTTATATTCTTGTTTTTTTTCTTTAAAAATTTTATTATTATTATTAAATTTTTGTTTATACTCTGATGATAAAGATGATGATCTTGATGACATTGATGATAATGATGCTACATCGGCGCTTATTTTTGATTTATTAAATAATAAATTAGCATCTTTTAATTCTCTAATTTTATTATTACTTTTAGATGTTGATGTATTAAAATTAAAAGGAGATTTATTATTAAAATTATTAGTATTTAATTCAATTAAATCATCATTATTATTAAAATTCATTAATTTCTATTATTATAATAAATTTTATTGTTTATATAATAAAAAACGCAAATTTATTTTTTGAATTTTTATAAAATATATTTATATTATATCATTATATCATAAATATAATTTAAATTAATACTGAGAGTACATTTCTTAAATTTTCAAAAATAAAATTAAATTACTTTAATGTAAAAAATAAAAAAAATAATAAAAAACCTAAAATGTACTCTCTGTGTATTATTCTTTATATGTAATACACGAGGTATGATTATAAGTATTTGGAAAATAAGCATGACAATTACCATTATCATCAATATGGGCTTCTCGTTGAAGTCTTTTAGAATATTTAAAAATAGTTCTTGAAATTTTATCAGGTTCAAATAACATAGCAATAATAGTACCTAATGGACCATCACCCCATCTATAATAAAATATTTTCCCATTTTTATCAATTTTATCTATTAATTCCATAACATCGGGTCTTAACCAAAAACGAACATCAGTAACCATAAAATTATTATAATACATTAAAGGCATATTTACAACAAATTCTGGTTTATCAAATACTTTTTCTTCTACAATTTCATATGTTTTTTTAAATTTTAAAAAATGTTCATTATCTAATGGTAATTTTGCTTCTGTAAATATTGGTTTTATTGCTTCTTTTTTTTCTGGAAAAGTTTCATCAAAAAATTCTTTCATATTATAACAACATATACCACAATCAATATGAATAATATTAGATATATATATTAATTTTTTTTCATCCATTATTTTAAATAAATCATTATTTATTGATTCTTCTATAAATCCATCATCATCTATTCTTAATACATAATCATAATTTGCCGCATATTTCCAAAAATGAATTAACCAAAATCGACACATTAATCTATAACGAATATTACGCCAGTATGGTGTTGGTTGTGTTTCTATTGATTTATTTAATTTATCGATATCAATAAAATCAGGTAAATCAAAATCAGATTTATCAATAGTTACAAAACTAACTAAATTACTACATTCTGCTCTTATACATTTTTTAATTTCGTTTTTAGTATTTACAGAATAATTTTCTTCTACCAATATTATAACAGGGTATTTAAATTTTGCATTAAAATTACGAAATAAAAAATATAAACATGTTTTTAAATATATTTTTCTTTCTACCGTATCTTGTGTTAAAATAAAAATCGCAGATTTAGACATATAATTATTTTTATATTTAATTCTTTATATCTTTATACATCTTATAAAAGATTATGTAGGATTAAAAAAATCTTTTATTTCTGTTAAAAAATCTTTTATTTTACTTATATTATCCTTTTCATTTATATTACTATCATTTTTAATATATTTATTATCATCTTTTATTCTATCATTTATTCTATCATTTAATTTATCATTTAATACATTACTATTAATCTTATTGTTATTATTATTATCATTATTATCTAAATCTTTTTTAACTTTTGATAACATATTTGATATATATTCAAATAAATTAGTTTCTTTATGTTTAATATTTATTGGCGATATATCATTTAATTTTACTTTTTTTATTTCTATATTAGATAATCCACATGTTGTATTATTATTATTATTTTTACATACATTTAATTCAGTTTGTAATGAATTAATATTTGTATTTGTATTAGTTTTATAATCTTGTAATAATTTAGATTGTTTTATATTTTGCTGATTTAAATAATATGCACCAGTTATATAATAATATAAATAAGATTCTAATAATGGGATTTCATTTAATAATAGGTCTCTGTTATAATATATAAATGAATATAAATTAGCATCAATATTACCATTTTTATTAATTATTAAATTAGTAGTTCCCAATATTATTTGTTTATTATATGTATTTGCATAAGTATATGTTTTATCATTTAAAATAAATATTATTTCTTTTTTATTATAAATTAAACCAATATTAATTATATTTGATATAAATGATTTTGGATCTATATTTTGTAATCCGTCATTATATGATACATTACCTATTATTATATTTATACTATAATCTAATGTTAATGTATTATATTTAATATTTATATTAACTAATGATGGTTCATATGTTATATTATTTGGATTAGTATTACCTAATAATTCTAATAATATATTATCACTATCATTTTTAATAGCATTAATTGATAATATAAAATATGCTGTAAATGATTTTAATTCATAATTAGGTGTATTAGAAAAATTATATGTTAAAGGACCTTTTAATATTATATCTTTTATATTAACACTACTTACACCATTTGCATATTTTGGAATCGCGGGTATAATTGTTAATGGTAAATTATATGTAAAATATAAATTAGTATTATTTTGCATTATTAATAATTTTGATACATCAATATTATTCTCATACCATTTTTGATCCGGATTAGATATTTTAGATATATTAAATGTGCTTATCATCATAATTTTATTATTATAAAATGGTAATTCTGTTATAGGTTTATTTGATAAATCAGGTGTTGTTATATTACTTTCTGCTCGTACATTTGAAGATATTAATATATTTGTACATGTATTATCAAAATTTTCTACTATATCAGTTTTAAAGTTATATGTAAATAAAGTAATAGATATAAATAAACCTATTAAAAACCCCAATAATTGTATTATTTTAGTATTCATTCTGAATATCTCTTATAAAAATATATAAGAATTATTTTATTATAAATAATTATAAAAAAAATGAATCAAGAAAATGAAGATAAAAACAGCGTATGTTCTGTTGAAAAAACTGAAGAAGAATTAAATGAAGATGATGAAAATGAAGAAGAGGAAGATGAAGAAAACGACGACAATGATGAAGATGAAGATGAAGACGAAGATGATGACGAGGATGAAGACGACGAATATGATGATAATAATCTTATTATGTTTGAAATGTTAAAAAGTCTATTTATAGATGAAGCCGGTAATAATGTATCAACAAACCTAGCATCAATTAGTAAAGAACTCCGAACATTAAATAAAATTTTATTAAAAAATAAATAAATTTATGCGATATTATGTAGATATTTAGCATAACAAAATGATTTCATAGTATCTTCTGAATTAGCAATAGGTAATAATGTTTCTTTAATACCATATAAATATTGTTTATCTTTTAATCTTGATGATAAAGTTTTTAATGGAAATAAATCATTTAATTGAAATATTATTTTTTTATCATCCAATAAAAAAATAATAGGTGATATAATTTTAGTAAATCCATCACTATCATAATAACTATTAGGATATGAAAAATTAACATTAAAATTTTCACTAGTTAATAAATTATAATTTTTTGTATTATCTAATGCAATTTCTTCGCACGGAAAAGGTAAATAAGAACCAGTATAACTACTTATAATATCAACAGAATTAGGAGCAGTAATAATACATTTTTTATATAAAGGAAAATTTTTAATATTTCCAGATATATTAATATTATTTTTATTATTATTTATATTAAATGAAACAAACTCGTTATTATATAAATTATTCATATCTATTTATAATAATTAAAAAAAAATATCTAATAACTTCTACCATCACCTAATCCATTTGGATTAATTTCTACTCTACTACATGTTGTAGCATCACATTTAACTACATAACGTTCTGGATACATCGTTCCAGGGTCAGTAGTAGCTCTTTTACAGGGAGCGCATGGCATTAAATTTTGAATAGCTTTATTTAAATTATCTTCCATAATTTTATCCGCATTATTTTGTAAAAATACACGACTTTCATAACTACTTTGAATTATTTTATTATTTGATAAATCACTTAATAATTCGGCATTAATATTACATCTTGGTCTATAATCGGTAAATGATCTTCCATCGGACATTTTAGAAGGACATAAATCTGATTGAATAGTTGAACAACAACTCATATTTTATATCTATTCATAATAAAGAATATATTTTTAAACATCTGTATTTAAAATTCTATCTATTAAATCTGCTTTTGTACCCTCATTGCTTAAATTTAAATTAATACATTTTTCTTTTAAACTATCTAAATTTAATTTTTGTAATTTTTTTTTAGTTGATGTTTTAGTACTTATATCTGATTCTTTATCATTTTCTATATCATTCTTTTTTAAATCAAATATTTCATTAGTATTTTTAATATCAGTTATTTCATCCGTTATTTCATTCGTTATTTCATCGGTTATTTCATTATTTGTTGATTTATCTATAACTATTTCTTCATCTATAATTATATTATTTGTTTTTGGTATTTTAATTTTACACGGATTTTCACCACAACAATTAAATACATCTTTCATAATTAAATCATCTACATTAAAATTATTATTATTTATTTTAGAATTATTAAATCTGGGTAATTGGCATGGATTCATAAATATTTTATTAACTTTTTGATATAATTCATTTATATCATTTTCTATATTAATTAACTTAAACCATATATAAAATAATGATATAAATATAAATGTATAAGTCATTATATATATTAAAAATGAATTATTGAAAAAACTGAAAATCATTTACTATAATTTTCATTACATATTTTGTTTTTCATTTTTATCGCACTATTTATAATTTCAATTGGATATTTTTTTGTATTTAATAATTCAATTGCTATACATTTTTTTGAAAAACCTTTATTTATTTTATAATTAAATAAATACTTTTTGTTTAATTCATCATATTCCGCATCTACAAATAAATTTATAAATTTATCTGGATAATTTAATTCTAAATCTATTAATCTATGAAAATGTGTTGTTATTATTATTTTTATATTTTTTAATTTACTTATATATTCACATACACCATATGCTAATGACATTCCTTCCGTCGGTGGTGTACTATGCATTGGTTCGTCTAATAAAAACAATCCTTGTTTATTATCATTAGATAATTTTATTGCTGTATTTATTATATTTAAACAATGTTCAGATTCTGCTTCAAAATATGATGATGTCCCTAATATATCTGATATTCTCATAAATGTTTTTATTGAATCGTATAATATAATATTTGCTTTTGTTGCTAAACATATTCCTAATGTTTGAGATAATATTATATTTGTTGCAAATGTTTTAACATATGTTGTTTTACCTCCTGCATTTGGTCCTGTTATTATTATATTTTTATTTAAATATATTGGATTACTTATTTGATTATCATTTAATAATGGATTTTTCATTCCCCATAATTTTGTTTCATTACTATAATTTACTATACACCAATTATTATTATTTTTTATAGTTGTTATTGTATTTACTACATCAATCGTATATATTGTTTTTAATATATTTGTAATTTCTTCTTTTATTTTTTCATTTTTCCATAATTTATATATATAACTTGTATTATTTTTTATTATAAAATTATTATTTAATATCGTATCATATATATAATATGGTTTCCATAAATTTTCATTTGTAGTATTTATTATTTTTAATGATGTATTAATAAATAAACATAATCCATTCATTTTATTTATTAAATTATCGCGCGTTTTATATATTAAATATGAATATTCAAATGTTTGATATATATTATATATATATAATACTATATATGCTATAATCGTTGCTAATTTAATTATATCATTTTTTAAATTATTAGTTCTTCTAAAAAATACTTTTAATAAATTTATAAAAGTATTTAAAAATTCTCTTAATGATATTTTTAAATATTTATGTAAATAATAATATGGTCCATATATTATACTTATTGGACTTATTAATGCCATTAATGGTATTAAAAATATCTTATATAAATGATAAAAATTTAAAAATATATCTATATTATTTAAATTTTTTATTATATATGTTGATGGATATAATGTATTTATTGATACATTTTCCTTTATTTCTTCATCTATTTTATATAACCATAATACATCATTTTCATATTTTTTTAATATTTCCTTATCATCATCTGTTATATTTATATTACATTTTTGTCTATTTAATAATAATTCCTTATTATTTATTGGTGATTTTATTATATTATTTAATATTATTTTTGTACCTTTTAATTCGGCTTTATTTGTTATCCATTCATCAATTTGTGTATCTGTATATAAATTTGATGATACATCAATTTTATTTATATTTATTTCTAATATTTTTTCTAATATATTAGAATTATTTAATGCGGTCATTATTATATTAATTTTATTATTTTATTATTATATTAATCGCATTTGAAAAAAAAATGATATAAATATGTTATTATTTATTATTATAATATGAATTATATTTTAATTAATTATAATAATTTTTTATATAAAATTGAAAAAGAACCATTTGAATCTGATGAGGATTCTTATATTAGAGGATGGTTTATTGTTAAAAATTATAATGATTATTCTAATTATAATGAATTAATATCTTTATCTATTATTCATTTAAATAAAAAATATGATATGAATTATATTTTATAATTCTTCTTATTTACGGGTTGGGCATCTTTTTTTAGTAGTTTTTTTACCTCCTGCTTGTGCTTGTGATTGATTTTGATTTAACGCATTTCCTAATAAATTAGATGCTTGTTCTTGAAATGATGTTAATAAATTTCCAGCATTAATACCAGGTGTTACTTCACCATTATTACCGCCATTAAATGCTGCATTTGATTTAATTATATTATCTCCTGATTTATTTTTAACTAATTTTAGTTTAGCAGATTGCATAAATTTTTTATCATTTAATAATCGAGTTCCTAATATCGCGAGTGCGGATATAAAAGGAGCAATATTAACACCTCCTTTTTTTCCTTTTCCTTTTTTCCCGCCTGCTTGATTCATCATATTAGGACCAGTTGATAAAGTATTAGCTTGTGCAGCAGAAGGAGGCATTGATGCAGCATTAGTAGGAGTAGCAGAATTAGGAGGAGCAGGAAGAGAAGGAGGTTCTCCAACTAATGGCATGGTTGGTTGTTCTTCAACCTCTTCTCCATCTCCGCCTCGTCTAGTTTTTTTAGTTGATATGCGTTTTTTAGGTGTTTGTTTTTTAGTAGTTTTTTTACCTCCATTCATTTTTGTATTAAATAAATTATCCATATTATTACTCGGCATATTATCTATTATCTATTATAATATAATATTTTTATTGTTTATTATAATAATATTATTAATTTTATTGTCTAATGTAAAAAACTAAAAAAACAGCTGCTATTGTTGTAAAAAAATTTAATAATACAAATATTATAACAAATGGTATAATATAATATAATAAATATAATAATATAGGTTTAATTAATTCGGTTCTAATATCTGATTTTAATATTTCAGATTTTATATAATTAATAAATAATTCTATTATTGAGTTATTTGTTTGCGTCATTATTATAATAAGAATACCTTATTTATAAACAGATTAAAACGTAATTATTAATGTATTCGTTTAATACACCAGAACAAAAAAAAAATAAATGTTATATTTCCCAGTGTAATGATAATATAAATTTATGTATTAATGAGGTTAAAATTAAAAATATTAAACAAATGTCTAATTCAAAGGGGTATATAATTACCTGTTATATTCCTGAAAAAATAAATACAGATACTATTAATACTATTAACAAAATTGACGAGGATGCTTATAACGCTATAATTAAAAATAATCATAATTGGTTTAATAATAAATTAGATATAGATGAAATTGATAAATTATATAATTATTCTTATTATTCTGATAATAATACGATAGATTTAATATTATCTATTAATTCATCATCATTTTTTATAATAAATAATGAAAATATAGATGATATTAATACAATAATAGAATTATTAACAAATTATAAAAATCATAAAAAATATATTATAAATTTTGATATATCACATATTGGTTTATATTTTTATCCTAAAATATCTTGTAATAAATGGTTAATTAAAAATATTAATATATCTAATATTGATGATACTACTTATTGGAATAAAGAAGATATAGAAAATGAATGGTATAGCGATATACAAGAAATTAATAATTCGATTGATAACGAACTTTTAAGATTAAATAATATTAAAAATATTATCAATAATTTATATATTGATATTAAAAATACCTCAATACCTGATAATATTTGGGAAAATAAAATAAATTTATTAAAATCTATTATAATAGATCCAAATAATAGAATATTATCTATATATGATAATAGATAGATATAATTAAAAAAATGGCGTCCAGTAATTCTATAGTAATTACATTTTCAATTGCAATTTTATTATTACTTGCTTTATTATTATTAGTATCATATAACTCTAAATGTAAAATGAATAATATCGAAAGATTTGAAACTACAGGACCTAATATTCCTGCCGGTAATTTAGGAGTATTAGGAGGTTCTGGAACTAATGATTCTTACTATCCTGTTAGAACTTCTGTTGCTACTAATGCTGATAAAAATTTAGATACTAATGCTATTGAATCAGGTATTGGTAATATACAAGCATCTAATCCTTCTGGTAATGAAAGATACGATTATGTAGATAATTCAGTCGCTGCAGCTTCTATTAATGATAATCAAACTTGTTTTAATAGAGACCGTTTAACTAGTACTGATTTATTACCTAAAGAAGGAGGAGACTCTAAATGGGCTCAAATTAATCCCGCTACATCTGGTGATGTTCGTGACCAAAATTATTTAACAGCAGGATATCATATAGGTGTTAATACCGTTGGTCAATCTTTAAGAAATGCTAATTTACAATTAAGAAGTGAAATACCAAATCCTCAACAACCCGTTAGTCCGTGGATGATTTCTACTATTGAACCAGATATAAGACCTGTTTCTTTTGAAATTGGTAGTGCTCCAACTTTTTAAATTTTTTTTTATGTTATTCTTATAAGTATAAAAATGGGTATTATTACTAATGATAAATTTATTACTAAATTTGGTATTGTATTACCCTCAACTTATATATGTTTTAAAGAAGAGTCTCTAATTCTCAAATCAGTATATATTAATGTTTATGAACAAGATAAACAAATATATAATATGCAAAAAAAATATTATTTAGATGGTAATTATCGTATTTATAATAGTAATAATACTAATAATGTTGAATATATTGAAAAAAAATATTTTAGTATTTTATTAAATGAATCGGATATTGATATTCCATTATATACTATTGGTTATAATTATTTAAAACAAATTTATAAAAATTTTACTGATGATATAACTGTAACTACTAATTATAATTCTTCTTCTGTTATATCGCCCATAACTGTTATCGTTGGTGATATTTTAAATCCAATAGTACCATCAGTTGATCCAATAGTACCATCAGTCGATCCAATAGTACCATCAGTTGATCCAATAGTACCATCGGTTGATCCAATAGTACCATCAGTTGATCCAATAGTACCATCGGTTGATCCAATAGTACCATCAGTTGATCCAATAGTACCATCGGTTGATCCAATAGTACCATTAGAAGAACCAATATTACCATTTATGGTTACTGCTGTGCCAATTAATGAATCAATTGATCCATCAATCGTACCGTCTATGTTTCCATAATTACTATTAAATTTAATAAATATAAATGAACTTATTTTATTTATAATTACAATCAATAAATCTTTATAATTTTTATAAAAATTATATAAATATGTTTTTATATTTATATACATATATCTATATAAATATTATTATTTTTATAACATAATATATACATTTATAAATATATATAATGTATTTTAATCAAATCGTAAATAACATTTAGTACTAATAATATCTTGTTTAGGTACTAATGTATTTTTATTTTTATTTTTAGAAATTTTTTTATATGAATTTTTAGACATATTTTCATATATATCTTTTTGATTTAATAAAGCATATTCTATAATACGATTATTAAAAGCCCATCTAAAAAAATTTAATTGTCCTATTGTTGTTTCTATTGTTATTTCTTTTTCTGAATCTAAAAAAAATGTTATTCTATCATGTCTTCTAAATGAATCAAAATTAAATTTTGTATATGATTTTAATTGTGCTCTATAATCTAAATATAAATTTACTTTTTTATATTTATCACAATCTTCTAAATTTGAAGGATTTATATCATAAATTTCATTATTATTTTCACATATCCAATAAATTATATTATTATTCTTTGAATAATGAGTTACTAACCAATCAATCATTCGTAAAGATAATTTATGTTTCGATTCAATTATATTTTTTAATATTTTTCTATAATTCTCATTCTTTTTATAAAAATCACCAATTGATGTTAATAATAAATCTTTACCAATGTTAGACATAATTAATTATTTTTATTGTTTTTTTCTTATATCCGTTAAAATATTAAATTATTTGAATTTATTATATTTATTAATAATGTTTCTAAATAATTTATTTTATTATTTAATATTATATTACTTGTTATTAAATCTGATGTAATATTATTTAATATTATATTACTTGTTATTAAATCATTTGTAATATTATTTAATATTATATTACTTGTTTCTAAATAATTTATTTTATTATTTAATATAATATTTGAGGTTATTATTATATCAGTTAATAATTTATATAATTGTTTTGTTGCACATACATTTAATGTATATATGTAATTTTTATTAACTATTTGTAAATCATCAATTTCTGTTCCATATACAAATACATTTGATGTATTTATATTATTGTTTATTTCTATTATATTACTTGAATATATATTTGTTATATAATAATAATTATCATTATTATTATCATCTAATATTCTAATTTTATCATTTATAGTTATTGTAGTTGATATATTACTTGTTAATGTTATTAAATTATTACTACATATTCCTTCTGAATATATATTTGGTATAAAATTTGTTTGAAATGTTATTGCAGCTGGTATTATATTTTTTATTTGTTGAGATATAAATCCATTATAATTAGAATTAGAATTTACATTATATAAATAATCTATATAATTAAAGTTACATGGTATTATTGATAATATTTTATTTAATGCATCATTATTATTAATTTCTATTATATTTGTTTTTATTCTATTATCACCTGTAAAATATAAATTACCAGCTGTCCATAATGAATTTTCAAATTTTGCACACATTATATCAGTTCCGTCTCGTGGTGCTAAACCGGCACCTTTTATATATATTTTTGCGTTTGTTAATGTTTGTGATAACCCATATGCTTTTATATGTAATGGAAATATTGGATTTGTTAAACCTATACCTATACATCCTAATGTATTTATTCTTATTCTTTCTAATCTATTTGGATTAAATGTTATATCTCCACTATGAGTTGTTATACTTAATATATTTGATACATTTGCTAAATATATATTTGAACCTGTATTATATCCATTAATATTTATACCATTTAAATTTGTATATCCTTGAACATTTAATGCATAATTACTACTTGTAAAATTATTATTATTTTGTATAATATTTACTAATGAATTATTATTATATGTTAAATTTGATATATTTACAGTACCATTTACTTGTAATGTTGCTAAATCAGCATTTATTGTTCCTATTCCAACTGAACCACCATAAGGATTTAATAATAAATCTGTATAATTATTATTTAATGTTGATTGAATACTACAATTACTATTTACAATTATTGTTTCAAACAATAATTGTAAATTTGAATTATTTATATCAGATATATAAATATTATTACTATTTATATTTAATCTTTCATAATTATTTAAATAATAATTAATACAATCATCTATATTAACACCTGTCCATAAATTATGAGTTCCTCTACCAATTGCAGATGGATATATTATAGTATCTCCTTGACCTAATATTATTCTAGATCCATTTCCCCCATTTATTCCAGCAACTGGATTATTTAATAAATAATTATTACCTACATATATTAAATTAGAACTTAAATAATTTGATGATATATAAAAATTTAATATATCAGTAATACTATTACTATTAATGTAATTTTGTTTATTTAATATATTTGAACTAATATAAAATGATGTAATATCTTGTATGCTATTACTATTAATGTAATTTTGTTTATTTAATATATTGGAACTAATATAAAAACTTATATTATCTTGAATACTATTGCTATTAATATAATTTTGTTTAAATAATATATTGGAACTTATATAAAAACTTATAATATCATTTATACTATTGCTATTAATGTAATTTTGTTTAAATAATATATTGGAACTTATATAAAAACTTATAATATCATTTATACTATTGCTATTAATGTAATTTTGTTTATTTAAATTATTTGATGATATATAAAAACTATTAATATCAATAATAGAATTACTATTAATATAATTTTGTTTAGATAATATATTGGAACTTATATAAAAACTTATAATATCATTTATACTATTGCTATTAATGTAATTTTGTTTATTTAAATTATTTGATGATATATAAAAACTATTAATATCAATAATAGAATTACTATT